ATGCGGAGGCGGTCACGGCGGTGGCGGCGGCGGCGGCTGAGGAGGAGGAGGAGGGTACGACTAACAACAGTGATAGCATAGAAGATGCAGTAATATCACCGGGGCAACAAGCAGATGATGCATTAACAAGATTAGCGGGTAAAATAGCTATAATAGAAACTTCAAATTTAACGACTACATTTACTATTAAAGGTTCAGGATTAACTCCTGAAACTAAAGCAAGTTTTCAAACTTTAATAGCACAACAAGCATCTATAGCTGATCCTAATGGAACAAATACAGTAACTATAGCAGCAGATACAGTAAATATAACAGAAGTCTCTCAGGGAACAAATGAAAATTTATTACTAAAAATAGATATAAGTGTTCCATCACAACATATTAATACTATAAAAGACCAATTAACTATGTTTACTAATGTAGAGAGGTTAAATACTGCATTAACAATACAAGGAATATCTCGAGAAAATTTATTTTTTGTAAATAAAAATATAGATTTGAAAATAGTTGAAGAATTTGGAAATATGGGAAATATATTTTCTAAATTACTTGGTAAAAAAGTTAAAGAAGGTAATACTAATATGGCAACTTCTTCTAGTTCAGGAAATATTTTATTTGGTATAAAAAATAATGACTACACAAAAATATTATCAAGAACGGGACGTGTAATGAATATAACAATAAGTGTATTAGATATTAATAGACAAAAAAATGTCTTAATTCAAGGTGGAATATTAAAAGTTCAACCTCAAAGCAAAGTTGTAACTCCACCCACACAACAAGCAAATCTTAATTCGGCTATATCATCTTCTAGTGGTGGAAGTGTAAGTATTGGAGATATAAATATGCGAAACTCTGGAGGTGGAATAAATAATAATTCATATCCAATATATATAAAAGATAAGCGTGGAAATTTAGTTCCATCTTTTAATCAAAAACATAATGCATATTTATTACCAGGTTCAGACCCAGCATTATTAAATCAAAATAATACACCATTTTATGGAGAATATAGTTCATTTGAAAGTGCAATGAATAATCCATCTAATCCATTAGTAAATCCAATAAATTCGATGAATCCAATAGAATATTCTCAAACATTATTTGGTCCATGGACAACACCAATGATGACAAAAACGGCTTGTTTAAATTGTGATGACGATAAAGAAAAAGTGAATAACAAAACTGGTTCAACTGATTCAATTGATTCAATTGATTCACTAGGTTCAACCGATTCAAATCGTTTAAATAGTTCAAATAATATTTTTAATGATATAAATAATGAAGCAAATAGAATGATGGCGCAAAATGGAGAAATAGACGAAGATAGAGGTAGTAATGTAAGAATGAATACAAAATCAGGCAATTCAAATAATAATTATAGTGAATATGATAATGGTAGTAGCAATGGTAGCAATGGTAGCAATGGTAGCAATGGTAGCAATGGTTCACAGGCGCCATGTCCACCATGCGGAAGATGTCCTGAAACATCGAATTTTGAATGTAAAAAAGTACCTAATTATGAGATGGGATTAGATAATACAGCATTACCAAGACCAGTTTTATCGAATTTTTCAACATTTGGTAGTTAAAAACTAAATAATATTATTAACTAAATATTATTTAGTATTATTTACTTTTTTCTCATATTTAAAGGTTGAATAATTTCCCTTTAAATATTCATTTAAGTATTATTATAAATTAAAACCTAAATCTAAATTTAGTCGAGTTCTCCTCATCCGCCTATTTGTTTAGAAGATCCAACATTATTTAAAACTGGTTGTGATGAACTTCCACCAAGTTTTTTTTTGGTTTTATTAAAGTTTCCAAAAAAATTAAGAAAAGAAAGTTTAAACCCACCTGTTTGTTTTTTATTTTTACGAATACCAGTTTGTTTTTTTTTTCTGCGGGTAGATTTTTTTTTCCCACTAGATCTTGTTTTACTAATTTTAACTAAACTTTTAGCAACATTTTTTTTAATTTCACTTTCACTCATCCAATCTAATCCCTTCTCTTTATAATTAATATTAATAGTTTCACCATCATCAAATTTTGTTCTACCATTTTTTTTGTCTATTACGGTACCAAATATTGGTAAAGAATCATGAATTATTTTTCCATCTCTCTGATTTCTATCAAAATAAACAGCAACTGTTTCGTTTTTTTTTGGAACATATGAAGGCATTTATATATATAACATATAATTATTTTTTGTTAAAGTAGATTTTTTTTTTCAAACATTTTTTATCAATTTTCATAGTTTTACATTTTTTGTTAGCAGGTACAAAATTTAATATGCATTTTGCTTTATTGCCATATAGAGCTGTTGTACAGCCTTTTTCTTTAGTTTTTTTAGTAAAATTAAAAATTTTAGGTTTTTCGATGCTGCATCGTGATCTAAAATTTTCATATCTATCGCGTACTTGACAATATGTTAAATTAGATTTTTTTCCTAACATTTTATTAATTAATTCATGTAAATTGTAAATATAACGAGAAAATGATTCTCTATTATTGAATATTTCATTTTTTAAAGGAAATTTTTTAAAATTATTAGTTAAATTAATTCTACAATATTTGCAAGGTAAGGTATATTGTAAATTAAAAATAACTTGTTTGTATTTATTTTTATTTAATTTACTTGGATTATTAGGATAATTAAAACTTATGGTATGTAGATAATGCCATATAGCGGGTCCCCAAGTTGCAGTAACCATACCATCGCCGCTAATATAATCATTTTTAGAGTATGTTTTAATTTTCTTTTTTTTATTTTTTTGAGTTTTTTTCATATTATATTAAGTTGAGATAATAAAAAATTAATATTATTAGTATATATATAATGAATTTCTTTAAAAAAAATTTAGAACAGATGAAAGAAAATTTTAACAATCTAACAAATAATAGAATGACAGTAATTTTTAGTATAATATGGTTATTAATAACATTAGTAATTTCATATATAACATATAATTCATATATAAAACCATTATTTTCAGACCATAAATTAAATAAAGAATTTGTAAATAAAAATAAAAACAGTGAAGATATATTAATAATGTGTTTTTATACAGAATGGTGCCCATATTGTAAAAAAGCTAAACCGGAATGGAATAAATTTGAAACATACATAAATAATATAAATAAAAGTTTAGATTATACTATAAATTTAGTAAGTGTAAATTGTGATAAAGATAAAAGTATAGCAGATAAATATGATGTAGAGGGTTATCCAACAGTAAAATTAATATATAAAGAAAAAGTATATGATTTTGACGCAAAAGTAACAAAAGATAATTTAGTAAGGTTTTTAGATTCTATTAAATAAATTGGTTATAATTTAGGCTTTTGTAAAATTATATTTTCAAATGTAATATCATTTAAGTTAAATGAAATATCATTATCAATATTAATAGTATTATATGAGATATCATAATTATTTTGATAATTATTAATAAAATTAGAACCTTGAGATTCACCAAGTTTAATAAGCCGAATTCGTTCTTCTTTATTTGAAAATACATACGTCCAATAGTTAATATCTAGAGTGTGGGGTGTAATAGAAACATTAATACTATTTTTAATAACTAAAGATTTTACGTTTTCTATTATCAGAACTTTTTTAAATGCAGTTTTTACTATGTAAATAAGAAATGATAATATATTACTATTAGCATTTAAATTATTATAAGATATATCATTTTCACTATTATTATAATAACTATTGGATAAATCAATAGGATTACTTTGATCATTAATAAAAGAAATAATTTCATATTCACTGCATTTTTCATTAATTAAACAATCATATGAAGGAGAATTATTAAATATACCTCCGTCAAGATAATATTCATTATTATAAAATGGCGGTTTAACCATTATTGGTATAGATGTACTCATAATTATTGCTTCTATTAAAGTTAAATTGGGGTGGGTATTATGATTTAAATCAACTTTACAACATTTATTTAAATTAGTGGTAAAAATATGCCAATCAATTTTATTAATTTCATAAAATTGTTTAAGTGTAATATCAATAGGAATATCAGAAGCTAAAAATAAAGGTTTTAAGCAATTAATAAAAAAGTTTTCATCGCATAATCCTTTTGTAAAAAATAAACTAAAATAATCAGTGGATGAAAAATTTATTAAATTTCGCCAAGGTCTTTTTACAATAAAATCATCAATCCAATCAAAATTTAAATTTAATAAAATAATTAATGAAATAAAGCTGCCAATAGATGTAGAATAAATGGATTTTATATCTTTATAATTAATTATTTTATTAATCATAAGTTTTTTAATTGCACCATAAGATACTATTCCTACTGGTCCTCCTCCACATAAAACAATATGTTTTATAATCATTAATTATAGTTATTTGTAAAATTTTTAATATAATATTATATTTAATATTATATTATGAACGATTCATTATATAATTTTAATGATAAAGCAGATAATGATGAACAATCAATAAAATTGAATATGGACGAATTATATTCAAAAAAACAACAACAAGATATGAATATTTTGAATAATTATAATAAGATTTTACTACGAATACATAGTAAAATTAAGTATGTATCAAAACAATTAGTAAATGAACAATGTTGTTGGTATATTATGCCGGAAATGATGATAGGAATACCAAAATATGATGTAAAAGATTGTACTGCGTATACGATAGAAAAATTAAGAGAGAATGGTTTTATTGTAAGATATACTCATCCTAATTTATTATTTATAAGTTGGAAACATTGGATTCCAAGTTATGTAAGAAGTGAAATTAAGAAAAAGACAGGTCAACAAATAGATGAATACGGTAATTTAGTTAATAAAAATGAAGAAAATGAACATCTACAAGATAATAATAATAATAATAATAATAATAATAATAATAATAATAATAATAATAATAATAATTATAATAATTTAATGTTAAATAATAAAAATAAAAGCGATAAATCTAAATTAGATTATAAAGACATTAAGTCATATAATCCATCTGGTAATTTAATTTATAGTAATAATTTATTAAAAAAATTAGATATAAATAGTTAATTATATTTTTTTGTTTTACTCCTTGTCAAAGAGCGGGCTTTTTTATTTTGTTTAGTTTTTTTCTTATTTCGTTTACCTCCTTTAGAAACTGTTTTTTTGGGTTTTAAATTGTGTGTTGATTCGGTCGAGACAGACTCTTCTTGTATATCATCTCTAGAAGTAATTTCCTTTTCAGTTTTATCTTGAGATTCAGATTCTGGGTCAGATTCTAGTTCAGGTTGAGTTTCGGGTTGAGAATCAGCGTCTGGCTCGGGTTGAGAATCAGCGCGGGGTTCGTCCTGAGAATCAGCGCGGGGTTCGTCCTGAGAATCAGCGCGGGGTTCGTCCTGAGAATCAGCGCGGGGTTCGTCATGAGAATCAGCGCGGGGTTCGTCATGAGAATCAGAGCGGGGTTCGTCATGAGAATCAGCGCGGGGTTCGTCATGAGAATCAGAGCGGGGTTCGTCCTGAGAATCAGCGCGGGGTTCGTCATGAGAATCAGAGCGGGGTTCGTCCTGAGAATCAGAGCGGGGTTCGGGTTCGGGTTCGGGTTCGGGTTTACTTTCGTACGAATATGAGGTTGATATTTTTTCAGTATTTTGAGGGTCATATTCTTCATCAATAATGGGTTGAGGTTGTTCATAACCTTTAGAAATAACTTTATTTTCATTTAATAGTTCAAAAATTTTTGTAAGACTATTAAAAAAATTAATATGTAAATCATAAATGACAATTTTAGCATTGGAAGTAAGTTTAATTATTTCTTTATAAGTAATATTATCTTTAATTCTGATAATATTGTTTTTAATTTCTTTAATATTACCATTTTCATCTTTAATAATTTTTTCTTTAAATTCAAAAACTTTAAGAATAATTTCACTAAATAATTTATTACGATAACTAGTGTAATCAGTAAACATTTGTTTTACAATTTTAATAATTCTTTCATATATACGACTATGATCATTTATAATAAAATTACTTTCTAATTTGCTACATAATTTATTATATTTTTGTAAATTTTCAAATGTAGATTTAAGTTCTTTGTCTTTTGTTTCTAATTTAGAATTGTATTCGCTTAGAAGTTCGTTTTCTATTTGTTTTATTTTTTGTAATATAATAGGTGAGGTTTCGTACACTTTATTCATACTATTTTTATTAAAAAGTATATTTTTTTTGAAAGCATTATAAATATAATCAGTATCACATAATATATCAAACATACCAGAATTTTTAAGATTTTTAGTGAATTCTTCTAAATTAGTTGGTAATTCCATAATCAATTTAGATTCGGTTTGGTTAATATCTTCATCAAATATGGAATTGATAAATGCAAAAAATATATTATTATATTTAATTTTTTTAGTTTTTTTCTTTGGTTTTTCATTGTCATCATTGTCATCATCATCATTTTCATCATTTTTATCATCTTGAATATTTTTTTTTAATTCTTTATCATAAAATTCTTCGTTGTTTTCAGGTTCATCATCATGATCCTCATTAGAATTTCCCTTAAAAAAACTGCGAATATTGTCTAATAATCCTCCTCCGGTTTGACTAATTTCACTATTTTCAGGTGTTTCATGTGTTTCAGCTGTTTCAGCTGTTTCAGCTGTTTCAGCTGTTTCAGCTGTTTCAGCTGTTTCCGGTGTTTCAGAAGATTCTTGTAATGATTTAGATTTTCTCCTAGATGAAATAAATTCTTGATAAGTTAAATTATGATTAAATGTAGTATAAATACCTTTAATTAATATATATAATTTAACAAAAATAAGAGATATAATTTTGCAAAGATATTTTTGTTTTTTTGGTCTAAATATTCGTCCGTCACTGCTGTCTTTAAAAATAAAATCATCATTATGAATATCCTTTAAATTAAAAATATATAAGTTATTTGATTTATTGAATTTGACATCAAATGGCATCTGAATTTTTTTAATAGCATTTAAATATAATTGTTCGGAGAGAATATATAAATCATTACATTCATCTGTGAAACTACTATCTTGATCATAAATTTTAGCATATTTTTTAAAAATAGCAGATTTATACAAGTAAGTAGCAAAGGATTCTTTGATAAATTCATCAAAATTTTTGTTAACTTGGTTTTTTGATAGATTTTTAGAATTATTTGAATCAGAAAATAATAAATCAAAATTAAATAAGTTATTCATCATTATAATAACTAAATAAAATTATTTATTATAAAATTGATAATAATATAATAAATAAGTTTAAAAATAAATTTATTAATATAGGAGAGAATTAAATGGAGACAAAAATAGAAATAAATAAAGAACTAAATAATAATGAAAATAATAATATAACAAAGAAAAAAAGAGATAAATTATCAAAAACAAAAGATATTAAAAAATTGTGGAATTTATTTGATATAGAAATAAATGAAGACCCGAGTAGCGAAATGAAAAAATCAAAATTAGAATGTGTATATAGAACAAGTGAAAAAATTACAAAAATAGATAATGAAATATGTAGTTCTTGTAAAACACATTTGTTTTTAGGAGACGAGGGATTTTTAAGTTGTCCCAATAAGAAATGCGGTATAATATATAAAGATAATTTAGATCAAACCGCCGAATGGAGATTTTATGGCGCGGACGATAATCAAAGTAGTGATCCAACAAGATGCGGGATGCCAATAAATCCATTATTACGAGAATCTTCTTATAGTTGTAAGGTTTTATGTCCGGGAAGATCAAGTTATGAAATGCATAAAATAAAAAGATATACAGATTGGCAATCGATGCCGTATAAAGAGAAATCGCAATATGATGAATTTCAGTTAATAACTATAATATCACAAAATGCAGGTATACCAAAAATGATAATAGATGACGCTACACGATTTCATAAACAAATATCAGAGGCAAAAACATTTAGAGGATTAAATAGAGACGGCATAATAGCGGCATCAATTTATATCTCATGTAGAGTAAATAATTTTCCAAGAACAGCAAAAGAAATAGCTGATATATTTAATTTGGATAATACAAGCGCAACAAAAGGATGTAAGAACGCATTATCTATAATAAATGATATAGAACATAAAAATAATAATAATAATAATAATAATAATAATAATGATATATTAAAACTAAATAAAACAACACCATTATCATTTATTGATAGATATTGTAGTAAATTAAATATAAATAATGAACTAACAAATTTATGTAAATTTATAGCACATAAAATAGATAAAAATAATTTAATTCCAGAAAACACACCACATTCAATTGCAGGAGGTATAATATATTTTGTTTCTCAAATATGCAATTTAAATATTTCAAAAACTACAATAAATAATATATCAAAAATAAGTGAGGTTACAATAAATAAATGTTATAAAAAATTAGAGCAATACAAAGATAATTTAATTCCTGCTGTAATATTAAACAAATATGGTTAATATATTCTATATATTGTATATATTGTATATATTGTATATATTGTATATATTGTATATATTGTATATATAATAATATAAATTATTATATAATGTCTATACCAAAAATAGTTTTTATTATACCATATAAAAATAGAAGCGAAGAGAAATTACATTTTTCTATTTATATGAAATATATTTTAGAAGATTATAATGATGATGATTACCAAATATATTATAGTCATCAAATAGAAAACAAACCTTTTTCTAGAGGAGGAACAAAAAATATAGGATTTTTAGCAATAAAAGATAAATATCCAGATGATTATAAAAATATAACATTTGTTTTTAATGATATAGATACGGTTCCATGTGAAAAAAATATGTTAAATTATATAACAACAAAGGGAATTGTAAAACATTTTTTTGGTTTCACTTTTACATTAGGAGGAATTTTTTCAATAATTGGAGAGGATTTTGAGATATGTAATGGTTTTCCAAATTTATATGGATGGGGCATGGAAGATAATGCTATATATCAAAGGACAAAAACAAATAATATAAAAATAGATAGAAGTGTTTTTTATCCTATAAGATCAAGAAAAATAATAAATTTTAATAATGATTCAAAAAGAATAATAAATAATAAAGATCCAAGTGATTATAATAGAAAAAATTTTATAGATAATTTAGATACTATAAATAATTTGGAATATACTATAGTATCTAATAAAGAAAATAGTTTAAAAAATAATAGTAAGGAATTTATGATAAATATAAATAAATTTACTAGTTTAGTAAATCCTTTAAATCAAGAATATTATATTCAAGATACATCTCTAACCAGTAAAGTATATCCAAATGTATTGCAAAGACAACGTTCTAGAGAACAATGGTCTATGAAAAGATTAATGGGAACAGGAAGGTAATTTCATTCTACAGATACAACTTTTGCTAAATTACGAGGACGGTCTGGGTTTATGCCCTTTTTAATAGATATTTGATATGCTAAATATTGTAATGCAATACTAAATATTATTTCATTATAATAATCCAACTTATAGAGTAATAAAACTTTATCAATATCAATATTTAATTCATCTATAACATTTTGACTATTAGTTATAACAATAATATTAGTTTCTCTTCCCAATATTTCATAATAAGTTGATTTTAAATTTTGATAATTATTTTTATCGTTATAATCAATCAATAATATAGTTAAATTTGTTTTATCTAATAAAGCAAATGGACCATGCTTTAATGAGCCAGCAGAAAAACTTTCACAATGGATATATGTAACTTCTTTTATTTTGAGAGAACCTTCACGCGCAACAGGGTATAATTTATTTGTTCCTAAAATAAATATACTGTTTATAGTATTATTATAAATAAAATTTTTAATATTTTCAATAGATTTCATAAATTTAAAATCATATAAAAAATTTATTATACTACTAGAGATACTACGTAAACAATTAATTTTTTTATTATTATTAAAATAATCATTATTAAACCACATTTCAACGAGCGATAATACAATTAACATAGAAGTAAATGATTTAGTTGATGCTACCGAAATTTCAGAACCAGCATTTAAATAAACACCACAATCAACTTCTCTCGCTATGAGTGAATCTACTTTATTAACTATTCCCAAAGTAATACATCCGTATCCTTTACATATATTAAGACAATTATAAACATCAATAGTCTCTCCCGATTGAGTTAAAAAAATACATAAAATTTTTTTGTTATTTTGAATTTTTGGAATTGTTTTTAGAGTGAATTCTGAAGCATTAATAGACTTAACACAAATAAATTTATTATTAGAATTTAAATATAATTCTCCAAGTAATCCTGCATTATAACTAGTTCCGCAACCAATTAGTAATATATATTCAATAAAATCAGAAATTTGAGATAATTGTTCTAATCCACCCAATTTTATTTTGTTATCCAAAATTCTTGCTCCATTATTGTATGCTTTTTGAATAGTTTCGGGTTGTTCCATAATTTCTTTTAACATCCAATGTTCATATTTATTATCTATATCAACAATAGAATCATTAGATACTTTTTTAATTGTATATTTTATGTTTTTATTAATAGATTCATATTTGTTATTTGTTATTTTTATAATATCATGATTATCCAAAACTATATAATTATAAATTAAACCAACAAATCCATTTGATTCAGAACTACAAATAGTATACTTTTCATTTGTACCCAATAATAAAGGAGAACCATGACGAGTAACATAATATGTATCAAGTTGTTTAGTGTAAATAATAATTAATGCCCATGTTCCCTCTAATTGTTCAATCGTATTCTGAATAGCATCTTCAATACTATTGGACATATATAATAGATAATATTCTATTAAATTTGCTATTACTTCAGTATCAGTTTCACTAAAAAATGTAAAATTATTTTTAATTAACATAGATTTGATTTCCATAAAATTATTAATAATACCATTATGAACTAAAATAATATTACCTTTATTAGAAATATGTGGGTGAGCATTAGTATCTGTTTTACCCCCATGTGTGGCCCATCTAGTATGTCCTAATGCAATATTAGAAGAAATTGAATTAGATAGAAAAAATTTTTCAATAAGAATATAACAATCACTAGTATTTTTTGATGCAAATTTTTCTATTTCATAAGTTTTTTTAATTTTATTAAAATAACATATTCCCATAGAATCATAACCTCTATTTTGAATTAATTGTAAACCATTAAGTATATATTTAATTATATCGGTATTATTTTTTGATAAAATAAATATAATACCACACATTAGATATATATATAATAATAATATTTTTAATACTTTTTTATAATAAGAAGATATATATATATAATAATGAATGAAGAATATAAATGGAATATAAAAAGAAAAAATTTTATTGGAGAATTATATGATTTAACTGCTTCTTCTATGCTAGGACTAAAAGGATTTGAAACAGGAAAATTAAAAAATACACAAGCTTTAAATCATGGTATTTCAGAAACTCTAGAAAAATATAAGAAAGAATTAGATATCATTTTAAAAGATGAAGAAGATGATAAATTTTATAAAAGAAAAGATATTTATAACTTATTAGATTATTGTATATCAATTGATATAGAAATTAAAAAACTAAATAAATTAATTAACAACGTAGAAGTAATACAAAATTATGAATTAATAATGTTTGTTAGTTTTGATAAATTATTTCAATTTACTATGAATTATTTAAATGGAGGCGATGGTTCTTCACAATATAATAATCAACCTTTAATAGTTACAATAGCAGGGGGAAATGCTTTAAAAATATTTTTTGCAATATTAACATTTTTACATAATTTAAATACAGATGTAAATTATGATATTTTTATAGAGAAATATTATAGTAAAATAAAAACTAATGAAACACAAAAATCATTATTAAAAGAAATTTTAATAAATTTAAAGTCATTATTCAATTATCAGATATCAGAATATGATAAATTAGATATGAATACAAAAGAACTTGAATGTATTAATGAAATAGAATTGAATTTAGATATGTTAATTAATGAATTAAAAGAAAAATTTTATCAAAAATTAAATTTTAGTGATATGGATTTTGCATTGGTTCCTAATAAAGAAAATATATTAGATAGTTATAAATATTATATAAAAACCGGCGGTGCTCCAAAAAGAAAAGATAAATCTGAAATTACAGAACCAACAAGTCCAAAAAAAAATAAAACACAAATAGTTACTAGATCACAAACATTAGTTCCAAAAAAAAAAGAATTAACATTCCAAGAATTACAACAAATAGAACAAAAAAAAATAGATATAAATAAACAAACAAAAAAAAAAAAAAAAAAAAAAAAAAAAAAAAAAAAAAAAAAAAAAAAAAAAATAAAAACAAAAAAACAAAAAAAAAAAAATAAAAAAAAAAAATCAAAAAAAAAAAAAAAAAAAAAAAAAAAAAAAAAAAAAAAAAAAAAAAAAAAAAAAAAAAAAAATCAAAAAAAAAAAAAAAAAAAAAAAAAAAAAAAAAAAAAAAAAAAAAAAAAAAAAAAAAAAAAAATATGAATCGTCAAGTTCAAAACCTAGAAAAAGTAGAAAAGTACAAACTAAAATACCGTCACAAACAAATAAAAGCAATAAAGATAATAAAAGTCATGGGTTTTTATTGGTAAGATTAAAAACAGCAAATCAATATAATAAACCCTATAATGGAGTTCCAGATAATATTATGATTCTTTTAAAAAAAATAAATAAATTAGCAACCGAAAGCGAAGAAGCATGTAATAATAAAATAGATTTGGAAGTTATTGGAAAATCATTAAAATTGTTAGCTCAGCCCCAATTATTTAGACAAACATATTTTACAAAACCGGGAATAAGTGAAGCTTGTAATATTTTTTTAAAATATATACAGGCAACAAAAGAGTTAATAAGTGAATTGACTTCTATGAATATAAATACATTTATAGACCATTTAACATATAATAGTAAAGATGATAGTGAAAGATTATTCATATTTATGAATTTTTTAAATGAAAATAGTTTAAAACAAAATAATGAAATAGAAACATTATTTAATCCTAGCGAAAAAGAATTTGGTAAAATGTATACAAGCAAAGAAGATGTAATATTAAATTTTGAATCAATAGAGTCAATTTGTAATCCAAATAAACCTTTAATATTAGTTATGTATAGATTAGTATTAGAATTTTCAAAAAGAACAGAAGTAAAGGATGTTATACAAAAAATATCAAATAATTTTGTAGGTAATATAACACGTCCAGGTGATTATAATAATATTTATATTACATCTACATTAGCTTATAAATTAGATGAAAGTAATGCGATTTTACATGATGCAAAAAAAAATCAATTAATACCGCCTAATTCAAAAATCACTACTAATGCAACATATAAACCAATAAATTTAGAATCAATAAGAACAAAAACAGATAAAGAAAAACAAAAGGAAAAAGAAATAATAAGCGATTTAAACAATTTTTTATCAGAACTAGATATTAGAGATGAATTAATTCCAAAAATGGCAAAATTAACTTTAGGTAAAGGACGTAAAAAAACAAAAAAAAAAGCTTTAATGTCACACGAGATACATTCGGTTAATAAAGTCGCCGTTCGCGCGCAACAATTTCCCCACAAAAAACAAATTTCAAGAAGAAAGATAAACCCCAAAAAGAATAACCGCCGTTGATAGTAATTTTTTATCTTATATTGTAATAAATTAGATCGAATAATAGACTTAACGAGAAATAAAATAATTCACGAATATTTCTCATGTCGGAAGCATTATTTTATTATATATATAATAAAATAATGGAGACGTAATGGTTATTATAAATGTTGTAAAAATGACCAGTTGATGTCTAAAAATATGTTTTTATATTTTTTAAAAATCATCACCAAACGAAAAAGCATCGTCTGGATTTTCTACTTTTGTTGCTAAACTATACTCCGCTACCCTCGACTCGAAAAAGTTAGTTTTTGTCTCGATTGAAATGCACTCCATCCAATCAAACGGACAAGAAGACCCATAAATTTTATCACCTCCAAGTTGAACAGCCAAACGATCGGCAACAAATTCAATATATTGCTGCATTAACATACCATTCATACCAATTAAACGACAAGGTAAAGCATTATTAATAAAATCAATTTCAATATCAACTGCTTCTCTAATAATTTCTTCAATTTTAAGTTTTTTTAGTGGTCTCTCTAATTTACTATGTAATAATACAGCAAATTCAGTATGAAGTGCTTCATCTCTTGAAATTAATTCGTTGGAGAAACATAATCCCGGCATAATTCCACGTTTTTTTAACCAAAAGATAGAGCAAAATGCACCACTAAAGAATATACCTTCGACAACAGCAAAAGCGACTAATCTAGTAGCAAAACTGGAACGTTTATCTTGAATCCATTTAATAGCCCAATCTGCTTTCTTTTTGATACAAGGGTATTCATTTAAAGCATTAAATAATTTATTTTTTTGAGTTTTATCTTTTATATAAGTGTCGATAAGAGTAGAATAGGTAATTGAATGAATATTTTCCATAGCAATTTGTAGACCATAAAAGGCGCGTGCTTCAGCAAGTTGTATTTCAGACATAAATCTTGAACCAAGATTTTCTAAAACAATTCCATCACTAGCAGCAAAAAAGGCTAAAATCATAGAAAGAAAATGTTTTTCATCATCATTAAGGTTATCCCAATATTTCATATCTTTTGATAAATCAATTTCTTCTGCTCGCCAAAATAAATCTTCTTGTTTTTTATACATTTCCCATATCTGGTGGTCTTTAATTGGGAACATTACAAACCTATTATTGTCTTCTTTTAATAATGGTTCTACAAAAGCCTTGCTCATCCTAAATAATATATGTTTATATTTTTATATTTTTTTAAAATATATTTTTTCAAAATATAAAATTTTTTTTTGATTATTTTATAAAACAATATTATAAATGTTTTTGAGTTTAAAAAGTATGGAGAATGTTTTTAGAAACGAAAATTTAACAAATTTTATTTTATTATTATCAATAGCATTATCAGTAGGTTATTTAGTAAATAAAACATATCATGCTGTAGTTTTACTATATGTAATAGCTGGATTAATGTTTTTGTTATGTAAAAATGTTGCTTGTGCTTTAGGAATTTCAATAATATTAACAAATTTATTATTATCATTAAATTTGATTGATACTAAAGAAAATTTTGAAGATAAAAACGACATTATTAATATGATGAAAAAATCAAATTAAAAAAAAAAAAAAAAAGAAAAAAAAGAAAAAAAAGAAAAAAAAGAAAAAAAAGAATGATTATAAATTAATTATTAATTATTAAATATAAATAATTTATAATAATAAAGATGGTAGGTTATTTAGGAGAACACGTAGCATATGAAGATGAAGTAATAAAAAGAACTTTAATAAATGTAAAAAGAAAAGAAAAAAAATTATTAGAAGAATATGATAATTTAAATAAATTTAAAGAAAATAATTTTGAAGATTTTCTTCCTTATATAACAGATCAATTAGAGGAACGTAAAAAATTTATATTATATAAAAAATTATCTAAAGAAAATCAACATTTAGCTTTATTAAAAATTTTAGAATATCTAAATTTAATTGAATCAAAAAATAAAGAGTTAGAAACAAAAAAAATTTTATTAAAATTAACTTTATTAGAAACCGAATTAAATCCTTATAAACAATTATTAATGTAAATATTTTATATTTATTATATATAAAATGGGTTTTAATTTAAAAGGTTTAACTTTAAAAGGAACTTCTTTCAACTCTATAGTCAAAAATAAATATGTTTTATACTTAGTAGCATTAATTGCATTACTAGATATTTTGGGATATATAATGAGACAAGAATTTAGCGCGGTTATATTTTTTTACTTAGTAGGTATGATTACATATTATTATACAAAAAATATGACAGTAGTTTTATTGTCGTGTTTACTAACAACTACATTAGCCCATTTAATAAAAAATATGATGGGTTTAAGAGAAGGAATGAAAAACGAGGAAGAAGAAATTGAAGCAGAAGAAGAAGAAGAAGATACAAATAATCCTGGTAAACAATTAGTAAAAGATAGAATTAAATTAAATGATAAAGAAGCATCAGATATGAAAGAAAATTTTAGAGAAAACAAAGATTCGCAAATTAAAAAAGCATTTAACAAAAATCCAATATTACCAGATAAAAAAGAAATAGATAATTTAGATAATGTAAGCAATGAAGCAAGTAAAATTTTAAAAAATTTTGAAAAAAAAGGAATAAAATCAGGATATCAAAATAAACAAAAATTAACACCAGGATTATATAATATTCCAAATAAAAATCAATTACAAAAACAATTAGGTGAAGCAGATAAAATGGAAGCAGCATATGATAATTTAGAACAAGTAATTGGTGATAATGGAATAAAATCTATGTCTGATTCAACAAAAGAGTTAGTTAAACAGCAAAATGAATTATTAAAAGGATTAAAAGATATAACACCAGCATTACACGAAGCAATGGGAGCAATTGGAAAAATAGATTTAGGTGGGTTATCAAGTATATTTAACAAAACAAAACAACCAGAATAAATATATTTATATAATATACAATGTTTAATTTGAATAATAAATCAATTATGATATTTTTAATAGGAATTGTTTCTTATTTGTATTTATTTTCATCATTATTAAATAAAAAATACAATGTAATATTTATATATTTTACAATTTTATTTACTGGCTATTTTATAATTGGTAATAAAATTTTTTTATATAACTTATCAATAATTATAATTGATATAATAAATAATAAATTTATATTAAGAGAAGGAAATTTTGATAGTAACCTTGAAAAAGGTAGAGGAAACGGAGAAAAAAATGATAAATTTAATAAAGAAGGGGGTTCGATTGAATTGGACGGTATGAACGAAGATGATGGTGGCGAATTACAAGATAAAATGAATAAGAAAGATGATAATAACCAAAAAAAAAGAGAAACAGAACATAAAATGAAGCCCTGAAAATTAATCTAAGAATGTAATAATAAATTCTATTATATATTTTTATTATATATATATAATAGAATATGGCAAAAAAATGTCCTCCTGGTATAATATGTATTGAAAATTATACATTTTTATTTTTTGGTTTATTAATTTTAACAGTATTAATATTTTTGTATATAAATTCAAATAAAAGTAATAATTTACTAAGTAAATCATCATATGATTATAGAGGTATAAAAGGCAATTGTAAAAATAAAGATTACATACAAAGAGAAAAAGGTTTATTTCCAAAACCAAGTTATTCTTTTTCAAATGTAAACAATGATATATTATTAAATCCATATAGCGCTCCAACAAGAGACGATAGAGTATTTAACAATGAAAATTATAATGGACCAAAAATTCCAATAAATCAACCAACTCAATCTGTAGACACAAATTATAGACAAATAGGAATTTTAACACGGGTTCATGGAGGAGAAACAATATTACCATTAATGGGACGCCCATTATTTAGTAATAGAGATAAATGGAATTTTTATACAATGAATGATAAAAATAATATGATTAAATTACCTATAACATTTAAAAATAAAAGTTGTACAAGCGATCAGGGTTGTGATAATGTTTATAATGGAGATACTGTATATGTAGAAGGTTATAATGATTTATTTAGAGTAACTGTATATGATAATAACGTAATGCAATATATACCTTATTTATGATAAAATATTATATTTTAGTATATTATAAATCCATAATAATATATATTAAAATATATAATATTTATTTATTTTAATTAATATGGTTTGCTATGATTTCTCTAACCAGAAGGCCACGTTATATTTAAGTTATAACAAATTTGTAATTGAAACAATGAATAATAATCCAATTAATACAATTGATTTATCTGCTCAATATATAAAAATTAATAATTTATTACTCAACGGGGATATATCATCTAGTCAAATATATGCATTAGATATTAGTATGATAGAAATTTCAAATAAAATATATTCTCATGAAACAGCAATATCAAATAATATTAATAATCAACAATTTTATCAAACAGTTAATCTTTTTAATAATCTAGTAAATAATGGAGATACAACTAATAATATAATTACATCTAATGATATTAATGGTGTCTCAAATAATATAACAGATTGGCTTAAATATGCTTCTTGGAATACATCTATAAATAATATTCATAACACTAATCCTATTATGATATCATCTACTAGTTCCGGGGCTACAATTTTATTAGCAGGTTATTATAAAGTTACCGTAAATTTAGTTACTAGATCTAATATTGATAAAACTGCAGTTTCTTTTAGATTGGCCAAAAATAATATAATGGAAGGTCCAGTTAGTTGTATAGGAAATACATTTATTGATAATAATCAAGATATACAAATATTTACAGCAAGTGGTACAATAACGTGGATCTTTAATTGTCTAGCAAATGATGAAATTTCTATTTATACATCAAGATATGGAGCATCGGGAATAGTAGAAACTCCATCAGGAATTAGTTCATTGTTAATAGAATATAAAGGTCTTTAATTTAATAATTTATATATTACGATGTAAAAATTATAATATTTTAAATTATATTATAATTTTTAATTATTTTTATGCAACAGAACCAAGAGATTTCGTATAAGGATTATTTTTGAAAGCATTTAATAGAGAAGGATCCATTCTATTAGAATCAAATTTCCTATCATAACTTGCTTGACTATTCATTTTACCCATAAATTCTTGAGAAGGAACCAGAGATGGTCCTCCAGATGGAGCGGCTTGTCTATTGTTTTTGAAAATGTTTTCATCTCTATTCATAGATATATTATTCTGATTATTAAATAAACTCATAGAACCTTGATTAGGTCTAGATTCATATGTTTTATTAACATTATTATTTTGAGCATAAGCAGCATTATATGGTCTTAATCCACTTCCTTGGGATGAACCAGTACCAATATATTCTTGATTTGTACTATCACGTTGATTTTGTACTGGTTGATATTGTGCAGATTGATAACCGGTTCTATGATTTTGACCCTGTACGTTGAGATAATTCATATCAATTTTACCAGTAGTCATTTCTCTATTAGTTGTTTTAGTTTTATCATATTCATTATAAATATGACCTGTTCTTGCTCCTCCATTAAAATTACCTGATTCTCTTAAATTTCCAATAGCATTTTCTTTTCTAGTTGGTTGTAAAATATCTAATAACGGTGCAATAACAGCTTTGGCCATACCATATATTCCGCCCATTTCAGGCATATGTTGATCAGTTGTTCTATTATTTGGTAATATTTTATAACTTTGTGACGCATAATCATTGGGAGTTGCAACATTTTGACCTCTGGCAGAGGCATTAGAAACCGGTAATCCACCTAAATTTTGTTTTTTGGATTCTTCATATGTAACATCGGTATATGTAGCATTTCCAGATAAAGCATGTCCACCACCACCATAATATTCTCTTGTTGTATCAATTCTATTTTCCATAGGAATTACTTGAGTACTTCTAATTGGGGGAGCACTTTCTGCGCCGGTAGTAGTAAACCATCTGGTGGGCCCTGATTCATAATATTTTTCTGGATTATGTTTTTCTACTTTACCAATTTTATTATTATCACCTTGTATTTTTATAATTGAATTAGCAGGACCTTGGTGTCCATTTAAATCAAAAGTTTGTTTTGGATTTGTATTAACTCTTAAATCATCAACATTTTTAGGCATCCAAGTTTCTCTTGAAACCATACCAGCATTAAAACCTCCACTTCCTTCAGTACCTCCAGTATTTAATCCAGTTTTATCTTGCGCACCATATCCTAAATTTAATCCAGGCCCGACTCTTTGTGGTTCCCATAAAGTTACATTATTCATTTTCATTGATTCATTCATTCGTGATTGTATAAAATTAGTATTATTTGCTGTTCCATGTGACAAATTAACATTTTCATTTGGTTTAAATAGTGGTGCTTGTTCACTTTTACTAAATACTTGACTTCCATATCCTTGTTTCATATCTAAAATTGATTCTGTATTATTAAAATCACTAGTGGCACCTCTAATTTTACCACCAAAATAAGGTTGCATGTTATTGTGTTTAAAAGTATCTGCATTTACACGTTGTCCATTCATAAGAGCAATTTGATTATCAGATTTAACATTGGGCGAAACAAAAAATTTATCTGTATGTTGATTAGAATTATTATAACTATTAACAGAGTTAGTCATCGGTTTTTCAAAATTATTAAGTTTTTGTGTTTGATAATTAGTAAATCCTTCCTCTTTTTTACCTATTATAAATTCTTTTTTTTCTTGTTCTTCGTGCACTTGTTGTTGAAAACTTTCTTTTTTCTTTTCTTGTTCAGATAATATATATAAACTTCCTAATACTACTATTGGAATAGCAATTGCGGCCATTATATAATAATAAATAATAAATATATTATTTATTATTATATTTGTAATAAATGTATGATTTATTAATCTAAAAATTAATTTTTAAAATTGTGATTAATAGAATAATAATCTTTTTCTACAATTCTTGAAGAAATATTATTATTAAATGGAATACATACATGCTGTTGTGGATCCATAAATAAATATTTAAAATTATTAGGTGTATTAATAGAATCAATTTCTCTTACAGACCAAGCCGGATTAGTTGATCTGGGTTGATGTGTAATTTCATCATTATGTACTGGATAAATATTAGAATTATATAAATTATTATTATAATTATGATCAAGATAATTATTTTGTTCTACAGAATCGCTATTTAATTTTCTAGTAATTCCTTTTAAATCACTTTCTAATTCTGTTTTATTTTGAGATAAATTAGCTCCCCATTTTTGCATACGTAAATGTGGATCATTAAAAAATGTAGGTCTATCACCATTACCAGGAACATTAATTTCATAATTTCCAACGTATGTAGTTTCATCTAAATATTTTTGTATTCTACACGGGTCATCGTGAAATCTTGTAAATGCCATTATATATATAATGTTATATTTAATTACTTAAAAAAAAAATAAGATATTAACTAAATGAATAGAAAATTATTAAATGAACATACAAATAAATATAAAATGAGGGAATTAATACAATATATTTCAAATGAATATAATTTACAAAAAGAAAAATTATCAATTAAAATAATTGATACATTTCAAAATAAACAATTAACAATAGATATACAAAATAATTTTGTAATAATATTAAATAATTCTATACACGATGAAATATCTATAAATAATATAAAGTTTAAAGAAGTTTTAATTATAGATAGTGATTCAAATATAGAAATTGATACTGATTTAACTTATAGCGATATAAAATATATACTAATAGAAAATTCCAGTAAAAAAAATTCAATAGAAGATAAAAATAAATATTTACAAGGCGATAATATATTTCTTATTAATGATTTAAAAATATTTAATAAAGATCATTGTGATTTAATAAATAGATTTATTGATAATAATATTGAAAATAAATCTATTAATAAAACATCAGGGGACCACAATATCAATAGACAATCATTATCTTATATGATTTCAAAAAATCACCCAAATAAAATTTTAAATAAAAAAATTGATAATTTACTATTTAATGTTATTAAAAATTTAATTTCTCATTTAAGAAAAGAAAATAAAATACCTATATTAGATAATATAATAGCTGATACTGGTTATCAATTTTGTAAAATTTTTGGAGAATCTACTTCACGCTTTGATGGCGTACATGGATTTATTGAAGATACAAAAGAAAGATTTTTAAGTGTTATAATTTGTTTAAATGATGATTATGAAGGCGGAGAAATATGTTTTCCAGTTCAAAATAGAATAATAAAAATGAAAAAAGGAGATATATTAGTTTATCCTCCATATTGGACTCATCCTCATTATTCTAATGATTTATTAAATAAAACATATAGGTATACTATAAATACTTGGTTATATTAAATATTAATAACTTAAAAATAAATTTATATTAAAATTAACATTAAATAATGATTACATTTGATAGAGAAAAATTAAATAATTTAATTGATAATGATAAAATAAGAGATTTAATTAATTATGTATCTGAAAAATTGAATATCCACACTGAAAGATTAAAACTTATAACAATGGATGAATTTAAAATAAAAAACTTAATAATTGATAAAAATAATGAATTTGTAATTATTTTAAATAATTCTACCAACGAAACTATAACTATTAATGGTTCTACATTTGAAGAAGTTTTATATATTGATAATGTGGAAAATATAATAATTGATTCAGAAATAAATGATACTAAAATAATTAAATTTTTAGTATTTCAAGATACTTGTAAACAATTTAAAAATAATGAAACTCTAATTAATAGATATAAAAAACGTGATACAAGTAATAATATTTTTCTAATCGATGATAAAACTATTTTAAATTACGATGATTGTGATTTTTATACAGAAATTATAGATAATTTTATTAGTAATAATAGTTATTCTAATCAACTTTGGGAACCCGGAAATAATGTAAATTGTAATACATTTATATTAAATAATGATAATTTAAATAATTTTTTTAATAAATCTTTAGTTAACGATATAATGAATAGAACAACAAGAATATTTAATAATATTAACACACATTTGGAACAAGATTATGATTTAACCGTTGGCGGAAATTCAGGATTTCAATTTCGTAAAATATTTGGAGCAACAAGAGTTCATAAAGATGGTATTTATGATACCAATACTCCTGTTAATATTAATCAAACAAGAATAGCAAGTGTAATAATTTGTTTAAATGATGATTATGAAGGCGGAGAATTTTATTTTCCAATACAAGATATAAAAGTTAAATTAAAAAAAGGACAAATTATAGTTTTTCCTCCGTTTTGGACACATCCTCATTTAACCATGGATTTAAAAAATAGGACATATAGATATACAATAAATAGTTGGTTATATCAAAATCAAAAAAATTTATAGTGAATTAGCTTTAAAAACTATATATATATATTATAAGTTTTTAGATATATATATATTTATAATTTCATAATATACCATAAACTATAATATTTAGGTCTATTATCAAAAGTATTACCACCGCCCGTATTTTGTATTACGTGATTATGATTTTGTGCTTTGTCTTGTATTTGTATATTATGACTATGACTTTGTTCTTTGTTTTGTATTTGTATATTATGAAGATGACTTTGTGCTTTGTCTTGTATTTGTATATCATGACTATGACTTTGTTCTTTGTTTTGTATTTGTATATTATGAAGATGACTTTGTGCTTTGTTTTGTATTTGTGTATTATGATTATGATTTTGTGATGCGCTTTGTACCGTCACCGTATGAGCATGGGCCATGGTCTTGTTGCCGATGGTGGCACTCAAACTCGTCAGATCTAGCGATGTTTCGTGGTCATGAGCCATCGAGCTCGTCATCTGGCCGACGGTCCAGCTGGTTTGGGCGGTCGATGTCGACGTCGTTGAAGTACTACCCGTGGGGGCGGCGTTACCGGTTTGCATGACGCTGTTGGCAACACTACTCAGCCACGTCTTGGCGTGGCGGTTATTATCTGTCATGAGAGCCTGTACGCCATCACCGTCCTCGCTCGCCGAACTGTGGAATTCAACATCAAAGCTGTGTTTGTGCTGCTGGGAGGTAGTCGTGTGGCTGTGGGGTGCTCCTCCATGTCTATGTGAGTCTACTGAAAGCTTGGTACCTGATGATTGGACTGTACAGGAGGTTCCTACCGAGCTCATCTGAGCCCCATGGTTATGACTATTGCTGTACTGGCCACTAGAGCCGATATGGTCGTGGCTCGTGTCTGTTGAATTATTTACACATGTATGTGTGTGTCCCGTGTCTACTGTCTCATTTACATATGCATGGTCGTGGCTCGTGTCTATTGTCTCATTTACATATGTATGTGTGTGTCCCGTGTCTATTGTCTCATTTACATATGCATGTGTGTGTCCCGTGTCTATTGTCTCATTTACATATGCATGTGTGTGTGTAGTTTGTGTATTATCAGAACCATGATTATGGGAAGGTATTTGTTGAGTATTTAAAGTATAGTCATCAGTTCCCCCGGTTTGTCCTTCGCTATATGTATGTTCAGAAGTTCCAGAACATACTACAAATCTTCCTTGTAAATTTGGAGTTCCATTTAATCCATTACAAACAGCCCATCCAGCTGGAACATTATTACTATTTCCATACCATAAAATAATAGAACCAGTAGGGACATGGGCGTTTACAACACTATTTACAGTAAGAACCCCACTTCCTAAATTAAGATTAGTATTTTGCGTATAAATATCACCTCCGGCAGAACTAATATTTAAATCGCCAGTATCGGTAGATATACTATTACCATCAATATTAACGTTATCAATATTCATAAATCCAGATGATATAACTCCTCCGTTTGGTCCCAAATTAATATCGTTATCATTGGTAGTCCAATAATTGCCTGGATTATTATAAGTAAAAAGTTTATCATCCCCACTAGAATTAATAACTGCGATACCGCCATCAGTAACAGAAGTATGATTAGCATTCATTCTAATAATATTATCACTAATATCAATATTAGTAGAGTTAATAAAAGTAGAACTTCCTTTAACATCTAAATTTCCATAAATAACAACTTCACCTTGTCTGGCAGGATTACCAATAATCCCGTCGCCGGAAGGATCAATAATTAAGCGGGTTGTTATATTTCCTGAAGAATTATTTTCATAAGTAGTATAAATTTTAGTTCCAGTAGTGATAAGTCCGTCTGGCGTAAGTGATTTTTTAATATGAAGAACACCGCTAACATCAATATCTGAATTAAAAGAAGAATCATCTATAACTACCAATTTACTCATAAAAGATACATCACTTAAAACAGTTAATTGTTCTTTAATATCAACGCGATTATTAAAAGAAGTATCGTCTTTTACATATAATTTACTCATAAAGGATACATCACCATGAACTAATAATTGATCAGATAAATCTAAATTTTTATTTAAAGATATATCACCTTGAATATTAACATGTCTAATATCAGATATATCTAAATGTTTTCCAGAATTATCTATAATAAGTGCAGATATATCATTACCAGGGCCTCCATTATGACGTGTATAATCTGCCATTCTAAAAATGCGTGTTTTATCCATATACACGGACCCAGAACCAATAAATATATCATTAACGCGTTTAGTAATACTTCCAATATTATATGATAAATCATCACGAGGCAATAAATCACTAGAAAAACTGTTTACACTTAAATCTCCTAAAACTATTAAATCCTGTGTTTTAATAGTTCCTCCGCTAACGTGTATATTTTCATCGGGGGTAATTGTATTAATTCCTATCCTATTTTCAGAAGTATCAATAACAATAGTATTATTAAGATCAGGTATAAATTGATAATCGGGAGTAATAGAATTTACTGTTGTTATAATTTTATTATAATCAGTCATTTATATATTATTTATGATAATATTTAGATAATTATTTTAATTAAATAATTAATTTAATTAAAAATATTTTTATTTTCTCTCTTTAATTTATAAAAAGATGAAAAAACATATGAAATCTACAGATGGATTATATCACATTAAAGGAAAAACATATCAATTATTAACAGGGGCAAGACGTCAAGTATGGTATGGTACAGCATATAAGACCGAAGGAGGTTTAACAAAAAATGATTTATATTACAATAAACACGGACGTATTGTATCAAAAAAAAAACATAATACAGCAAAAAAAGAAAAACGTCTACAAAAACATGGATATTTTACCAAAAAAGGAAAATTTGGATATGTAAAAAAAGGAACAAAATCGTCTAAAACAAAAAAAAGAAGATAAAAATTCATTAGTTAATTAGTTTATTAGTTTATTAGTTAATTAGTTAATTAGTTAATTAGTTAATTAGTTTATTAGTTTATTAGTTTATTAGTTTATTAGTTGGATTAATATCTATAGTATTTTATACTATTGTAAGACAGTATTATAAATAATAAAAAAATAATATAAAGATTTGTTATATTATAAATTATACGGGCTCCTCTGTATCTATTTTAGGATAAATTTTTATATCTCTCTATAGCTCAGTTGGTAGAGCGTGTGACTGTAATTGGTTCCCAGCAGAAATCACAACGTCCTCCGTTCGATCCGGAGTAGGGAGAAATTAATATCTATTTTGTAATATAGATATTAATTAAAAAATTGATATTAATATTAAATTATATTTAATATATAGTTTGATGAGGAGAGTAAAAACTGCACCTGGAAATTTAGCAAAAATGTCGCATAATAAAAAAGAAATAAAAAAAACGTCATCTATATTTATGTCTTGGGTAAATGTTCCAATTATAACAGAAGAAAAAAATGATAATGGTTACAAATTAATCAACTCTTTAAAAAAAAATATTAAAACAATAGGAAATTTAGTATCAGATACAGCAGTTGAAATAAATTATGACAATTACAGTTTAGAAGAAACATCAATGTTTTCATTAATAGTAGGCTATTTTTCTAATAATATTTTAAAAAAAAATAATTTTAAAGAAATGTATGACTTTATCGGTAAATCATTAGTGAGATATTTAATAATGTTATTTATTCATACACAGATTTTACATGATAAAATAGATCATAATATACTAAATGCAATGTCATTTTCAACGCATATTTAAAAAAAATTGATTATAATATTAAAGATATATTAGTAATAATATTATAACGATTGTTATGAAAATTTTCAGCTGGAATGTTGCTGGATTGCGCGCCAGACTTAAACCAGACGAAAGACAAAATAACAGTTTAACGAAAGCATTATTTAGTGAAATAAGTGAAAGTAAACATTATAATTATTTTGATATAGTTTGCTTGCAAGAAACAAAATGCAGAGAAAGCGAGGTAACTTTACCTAGTGAAATTGAAATAAGATATCCTTATCGTTTTTGGAGTTCAACAGATGGAAGTAGTCAACGAAAAGGTTTAAGCGGAACTACTATTTGGTGTGTTAACCCACCCATAAAAAATTTGGATACACCTGATTTTGACGTTGAAGGAAGAATTGTTGCCTTAGAATTAGAGAAGTTTATTTTGGTAAATGTGTATGTTCCAAATTCTCAAAAACTAGATTCTAATAGATTTAAATTTAGAGCTGAATGGAATACAAAATTTATGAGTTATATTTCAGAATTACAGAAAGAGAAAAATGTAATTATATGCGGTGATATGAATGTAGCACATTTGGATATTGATATTACAAATCCAAATACAAAAAAAAATAAAGTGGCAGGATTCTTTGATTTTGAGAGACTAGATTTTACATTTATGATAGAAAGTTTAAATTTAATTGATGTATTTAGAAATTTAAATCCAACAAAAGAAAGCTCAACTTATTGGTCTAATTTTATGAAAGCAATAAGGAAAGACAGTAATGGTTGGAGAATAGATTATTTCTTAGTATCAAAAGAATTATTTGAAAGCGATAAAAATATTAATCAAACAATTGAAAATGAAATTTCGGGTTCAGATCACTGTCCAATAATTTTAACTATTAATGTATAATATGTTTGGTAAATATAAAAAATCATATGTAAGAAGAAATAAATTATATATAATTTATTTTGGTGTTAAATATAATAAACAATCAAAAACTATAGAAATGATAAATGTATTATATTATTAATTTATTCGGCCACAGGAGGAAGTTGTTTAGTTTGTTCTTCAACTTTTAATTCTTCTTTTAAAAAATCAACTAATTCACCAACAACTTTAAATTCATCGGGATTAATAGCACCACGTTTGGCGACTACATTGAGAATATTAAACATTAAAACACAATGTTTAGTAGGAACAGTTATAGTTTCTGGTAACATAATAGTATTTTCTTTTTCCATTTATATATATATATAAATATAAGTGTATTCTTTAAATTAAAAATTTATAATAAAAGTAAAAAATTGATTTCATTAAATATTTACTTTTATTATAATTTGAAATAAATAGATTTAATAATTTCATTTCTTTCAATTTCTACTTGTGTGGGGGATATAAAATATTCCATTTTATAATTAAATCATAAGTAATAACATTTTCAATATTTAAGTTGGGATATTTGTTATAAAATTTAAATAAATTTCTATCTAATAAACATTCGTCTTTATAATCACAACTCATAAATGAAATACAAAATTCATTATAAAAATCATAATAAATATTTTGATCTAAATAAAATTTTTTAATAGATTGAATTGAATACAAATTGACAGGTTTTTGAATTTCACCAATTAATAAATTATTAAATATTGAATTTATTATTAATTTATTTGATATTAATTTCATATAAAATTAATAATAAATTCAATAATTATAATTTTTTATAACTATTTAAAGGTTTCTAATAAAATATTTTATTAGAAATGTCAATAGAAACTAAATTAACTAATCTATCTATAGATAATAATGAAACCAATTTGAATAATGTATTAACTATAAAAACAGTACAGATTGCTCCTTTTAGAATTTTAATGACCGCATTAAAAGATATATTATTAGATACAAACATAGTATTTACAAAAGACGGTATTAAAATTATAAATATGGATAAAACACATACTATATTAGTTCATTTAGCATTGAAAGCTTCAAATTTTGAATTTTATGAATGCAAACATGATAAAATTATTGTTGGCGTTAATATGTTTCATTTATTTAAACTTATTACATCAATTGATAATGATGATACTTTAACTATTTATATTGAAAATGATGATTATATAGATGGTGTTGTTACTGAATTAGGTCTAAAATTTGAAAATGGAGATATAAAACAATCTAAAATTCAAAAATTGCGTTTAATTGAACCAGATCAAGATGAACTTGAAATACCCGATGTTAAATTTTCATCAATTATTAATATGCCTTCATCTGATTTTCAAAAAATAGTGAGAGATTTAGCTAATATCTCAGAAAAATTAGAAATTAAATCAGTTGGTGATGAATTAATTTTTAAATGTGCCGGACAATATGCAAAAGCAGAAATTAGAAGAACAGAAACACAAGGTTCTATGCAATTTGTCCAAAAATTAACAAGTGATTCAATTATTCAGGGTGAATTTTCTCTTAAAAATTTAGTTTATTTTATCAAATGCACAAATTTATGTAATCAAATTGAAATATTTTTGGAAAATAATCGTCCACTAATTGTTAAATATAATGTTGCATCGCTTGGAGAGATTCGTTTATGTTTAGCACCGTTACCACCTAGTTCGTCTAGTTAAATAATCATATACATAAATAGTGTAATTAACGCGAGAGAGAATTAGAAAAATAAAATAAATTAATATCATTTTTTTGTTAGATGTAAAAAAAAAATGATTTAAAATTAATAATAGTAACAAAGGAAATAAAATTAAATATCTAAGTTAAAATGTTGATTAATTCACTTGCAAACAAGTCGGCTCTAGTTCTTCTTTATTCTAAGTCAACAGAAATTGACTTCGGACCGTATAATCTATTTGCTAGTATCATTCAGAGTCTGTTTCGCGAATACACTGTAAAAAGGCGCGCTGCCGTGTATATGCAGAAGATTTGGAGGGGGTGCGATTTGAGAGAAGAGTGGAGAGAATGCGTCTGTGACCGTTATTGCCCTCGGAATGTTTGTCGGGGCGAGCGATGGCTCAAGTTCACGGTCGAGGAGTGTCGTGCGGCGGTTGACTATTTCTATAAAACGTGCTACTATTCGAAAAAAAACATTCGCTGGCCCCGTGTCGTGTTTGTTATAGGCACTTCTTCTTGTAATAGATTCTCTCACTTATGCATGTGATTAAAAAGACCCCAGTAAACTCTTCGGAGTTCTTAAGGCTGGGTCATAGTAAAGATGAATTCTCTTGCACACAAGTCGGCCCTAGTTCTTATTTATTCTAAGTCAACAGAAATTAACTTCGGACCATATAATCTATTTGCTAGTATCATTCAGAGTCTATTTCGCGAATATAATGTAAAACGGAGCGCAGCCGTTTGTATTCAGAGGATTTATAAAAGATATGCAGAGGATAATTTTGGATAGAATACGTCAGTGACCGATACTGATATTAATTTATGAGCAATGTATAGTGTAATAGGCAATACGTGGTTAAAAACTTTTTAATTAAATAGTTTTTGTTCCTTTACGTGCTCGTTGAATATCCCAAAATAATGGATTGTTTTTAAATTTCTTAACAACATCTTTTTTGAAACATTCTTGGTCACGAGTTCCAAGTAAAAATCTATATATATTAAAATTTTTACCTAAATTTCTTTTGAGAATATAAATATAAATAGAAGTTCCTATAATACTCATTAAGAAACTAATACTAAATAAAAAATTATTTATATTAGTATATTGTTCTATTAATATACTATTTTTTTCATTTATCTCTTTATTTTTGTCTAATTTGGTTTTTAAATCATTTATATATAAATCAATAATATAGATTATACAAATAATTATTATAGTTGCTATAGTGATAATGGTGGGTGCTCTCATAATAAAAATGAACCAAAAATATAATATAAAACTTTGACTAATTCTCGTTTGTATTGTTAAATTATCTTGAATTAAGCCAACAAAAAATATCATAATAAAAATACCAATTATATGTTTAAAAATCATATATTCTTTCATAAAATTTCTAATACCACAAGAAAAAATGTCACCTACATAATTAGCAGCAATAATAAATAAAAATATAGATAATTTGCTTACAATTTGAGATAAACTAGTAAGAGATTCAAAATTTATCATATAATATATAACTATATATTATATTATATAAATCAGTAAAGAATTTCATGATCTTTAAAAAGACAGTGCTGTTTTTCAATATTACATAACATATCTATTTTAAATATGTCTTTTTTTTCATTATCGGGTGATTCAGTTTCTATATTTAATTCATTATAAATACAATTTTTCTTTAAAATTTCACTATTTTTAATCCAAAATTTTATAATACAAAAATTTTTTTTTGGACTAATTGAAATACCATTTATATTATCCATTATATCTTTATCGTCTATTAATGTTTCGCCAATTAAATAATAATTTAATTTTTTCCAAACATTATAAACATTTTCTGTATTAATTTTATATGATAAACACCCTCCTTTACTATTTTCAACATCTTCCCATATGGGTTTTATATTATTTTTCATAATAAATAACATACATTTTTCTATAATTTCTTTATTTATATTTTCAATTAATATAATACAATCTTCTAATGTATCAAATGTTGTTACCTTTTTATAACTATTAATACTCCAATCAGTATCGTATGGTAAATGTAACCATAGCGTCCATTTATTATTTAAATTATGCATTATTATAATATAAATAATAAATTTTATATTGTTTATTTAAATATTTTGTAACAAAATTACTCCACGTTTTCACAATTACCATTTATCATTTTTCTTTCTTCTCCATTTGGGCAGGGTCTTACGCATACATCCATTGAATTTCTTTCTTTTCCCGGAGGACATGCTTCATAACAATCTAGTCCTGTTTTTTGTTTAAATGCTTGTTTAGTTTCATTAATAGGACAAGGCCCATTATGTCTATATTTAGATGATGATGTTTCATATACTGGGGTAGGTTTTGGTAAATTATTAGAAAAATTATATGGATTATAATTTACATTATTTTTATTTTCTTTGGATTAATCTTTTTCAGCATTTATATTCCATCTTTCTTGTTGTTCGGCTGTTAATTCATTCCATTCATTATCAATAATTCTATTTATTGTTATTTCATTTAAATCCGGATGTTTTTCTTTCGTTTTTTTGTATTTATTACGTGTAAATAATAATTGTCCATCTAATAAATATGTTTCATTATATTTTTTTTCATAAGATGAAAAATCAGTTCCATCCATTTTATCTAATCTTACTTCATAGTCTGGTTCTAATTTAGTGTTTTTATTTGTATTAGAATAATATGATAAATTAGAATTTTTTAATGGATGATTTATATTAAAATATGAAGAAACTTGATGTGTAAAAAAGTTATCTCCAAAAAAATTTATAATTGTGTCAACCATAGTATATTTTATTGGATTGTTTGATAAATCATATAAATCTTTAACTGGACTATGTAAATTATATACATCTTCTACTTCATCATAAAAGTCTATTCTGTGTTTATTTCTATCTATTCTCTCTAGTGAATTTAATTTATCATAAAAATAAGCATATTTTTGTTGATTTAATAAATTTGCCCCACCTAAATAATGTCTATCATCTTTTTCCACAAAATTATTAGAAATATCTTTACCTCCTTGCTTTATTTGTGATCTTAAATCTTTCTCATCTGGATTTGTTCCAAATACTTTTAGTAATAAAGTAGAAATTAATGTCATCATAATAATTGGAATAAATACAATAAACCAAGCAACAACCTTATATCCTAAATCACATAAAATATTTAATATAAGTGAAAAAACAACCATAACTATAAATTTAATAAATGCATCATTAATAACACCTTTATATAAATCAATTAATATTTGTATTAATGAAAAACCAATAAAAATTAGCGTTGGTGCACAATTTAACGATAAAATCATATTATATTAACTCTATATAATATAATTACTTATTATTCTTTTTTACAGATTATTAAATTTCATCTCTAATATACTTAATCTACTATTAATCCTATCACGTTCCGCAACTGCATTTTTAAAATTATAAGATACACTTTGTACAATGAAAAATATTCCTACCGAATGGAAAATTATTATATAATTAACAGGTAATTTCATTATCTAATATATCATTTATGTATTTATATTATTTATATTATTTATGAATGATTATGTTAAACGTCTGCAATTTGGGAAGATATTGTATTTAAATGATTTACATCCAGCGGTAGAGAACTTTCTCCGCCATTATCAGGAGGAAGTTAATTACCGATTAAAGTATAATCATCTACTACAAATTTTCATTGTAAATCAGGATTTCCAGTGGAGACATTTAATTTAATATTTTCATCTGATTCTTGAGTCAGTGGAAAAATTTTATTTGATTTTTCTACCACTACCTCTCCTATCTCTGGCATGGATTGCATGGCCATCCCTACCAATTGTATAACTTTATCTAATTTTGAATTAATATTAATGAAATTATTGTTATCTTTTATTTCAACTTTTGTTATATCTTTTATATTAAAACTCAATATTTCCTCTTCTAACTCTTTTATTTTTTCATCTTTCTCTTGTAAAAGTTTTGAAAATTTTTGTAATTGCTCCTGTTGTTTTTGCATAATTTGAACAATTTGTTGATTATTTAATTCTATATTTTCTCCATTTTGATTCAAAATAATTTTACCTTCTCCTTGTTCTTGTTGTTTTTGTTGATTTTCAATGGCCATTTTTCTTCGTTCTTCTTCTATTTCTTTAATTTGTTTTAAAACGTCTGGTTTATTTTTTGGATCTCCCGGTTCATAATTTTCTAATAATCCATCTATTATATTCATATAAAATTCTTTCATTTCTGGTTCTTTTACAAATTCATCAACTGTTCTATTACATTCTTTTTGGAATTGATTTTGTCCATTTTCTAATAATTTTTTTTTATCAAATGTATTATGAATATGTGAAAATACCAAAATAGTTTTTTTTGGTTCTAATTGGACGAAGGGAACTGAATAATTTTTTAAAAATGCTTTTTCTTCTGCTAATGCTGCTTTTTCATCATAACAATGATCTTTTAATAATTCTCTTTTAAATGCAAATGTTCCTGCGGTGGCATGATTAGCATTATATGGACCAAATTGCCACATTTTTTGTAAGTGCTTGAACCATATATAAATTTCACTTGAACCAGCACATAACGCAGTAGGATTATTTTGTAACATATTTACTGCATGTGACACACGTTCTTTCGGATAATAATCATCATCATCCATATAAACTAATATATCTCCTGATGATTTATCATGCATAATATTTCTTTTTTTTCCCAATGGCATTTTTTTATCATATTTAAAATATTTTACTTGTGGAATATCTTTTACTAAGTCTTCTATTGGGTCTGTTCCATCGTCTATAATAATCCATTCCATTTTATCACGCGGATAATCTTGATTAAAAAAATTCTTAATACACATTTCCCAGAACGGTCGTCTATTAAATGTTGGTGTACAAATACTAACTAAAGGTAAACCACATTTATCTTTATTTTTATTTTTTTTGTTTCTCATAATATATTTTATACAAAAATTATATTTATATATTTTTTATAAATATATAATTATAATTATATAATTATACATTCTTTTTACACTCTTGGAAATGATTTAAATAGATTTTTTCATTCCAATAAATGATTTATATATTATAATTATAACTAATATCATTGACATAACACCGGTTGTAATAGGGTCTAATGATTTTGCTGCTGAACCAATTACACCTATACAAAATAATATTGTTAATAAATCCGCGTGACTTTTTAATATACTGAAACATTCTAAAGGATTACTTAATGGAATATAGAAAATATTAAAAATTAAACTAAAAGAAAAAACTATAGCCGCCAATGTACTTATTAATACTCCAATTACAATTGATATTACTATCAACATTAATGCTGGTAAAAATAAAATAATATTTTTTAATACACTTATTACATTTGTTTTAAAATTAACGTCTTTCAAAGAATAAAATAATTTTACATACCCAATCTTGTAATACTCTGCTGGAATATTGCAACTATTTAATGAATTACCAAATAATTTTTCTGGAAAAATTGTTGAAAAAAATCCAATAAAGAAACTCGGCATTGACAGCACGGCGGCCGCCATTATTAACATACCAAGCAAAAACAGTGGACCAACATATAAACCGTTCGAACCAGTTATAAAAGCCGTTAATGGAAATATTAAACCTGTAAAAAATATAAAACATAAATTACTTAAAAATGGATTAAATTTTATTGCTTTTTGATAATTAGCCGATAATCTAGTAAAAACAAAATTAAAAAATTTTCTTATAAATAAAACTGTAAATAAGTAATAAAAACTTATACTTTTTGCTAATACTGTTATAAATTCACTTTTAACATTATTAATAGCATAATCAGCAACATTATAAGGTATTGGTTTTTCACCATATATATTTGTATCGTAATCTATAGTAATACATTTTGCGCCCGCATGTTCATATTCTGCAAATGTACTTATAATACCTTGGCTTTTATTAGAACCGCCTCGTTGATTTGTTTTATTTTGACTACACGCTTGATATGGATAATAGCATATCTTATTAGGAAACATATAATCTACTAAACTTATTTTATCTGTTTTTCCTATATTAGCACATTTACTTTTATAATAAATACAATCTATAGAACTACCATAACGAAACCAAAATTCATAACAAGTTCCAATTATTGCTGTTACTAATAAAGTTAAAATAGAAACTGCTATTAATTTAAAAAATTTTACTATATGATTTGGATCATCAAATAATGTATTATATACACCTTGAACATCTTTTTTGTGGCATATATTTCCAACATTGCCGTCGGAAATAAAAGTTAAACCTGTATTATTGTCTTTTGATAAACATTCGCTTGTTGCATTTTTATTATAACAACATCCAGTGGCTTCTCCATTATAAAAATCTGAACTACATTTAACTGATTCATTTACCCATTCCGTAAAATCATCCTTATTTCCTGCTTCCCATCTTCTTAAATCTATATTACCGGTATTTATATCTCTGTATATATCTGCGCTTTTTGGAAGACAACCTTCTGAATAGTTATATTTATCTATATCTTGTTTAAATAACCTTCTAGGATTAGACATTATATTAATATATGTATTTATAATAAAATAAAAGAATTTAAAAATTTATTCTAAATTAGATTATTACCCAATGAATAAATTTGAATCACTTGAAAAATATTATGATTTTAAAGATGTGTTAATTCTTCCAAAATCTTCTTCTATTAATAGTAGGAGTGATGTAAATTTAATTAGAACTTTCAAATTTAATAATAATTTAACTTGGACAGGAATTCCTATTATTGCTGCTAATATGACAACCATAGGAACTCTAGATGTTTATGCTGTTCTATCTAAAAATAAAATTCTTACTGCTTTACATAAATTTATTAAATTAGAAGATTTAATAGAATATAACAATAATAATCCCAACAATTTATTAGATCCTGACTATTTTGCTATTTCTACCGGAATAAGTGATAATGATTATGATAATTTAGTTAATATAATTGATAATTTTTCTTGTAAATGGATTATAATTGATATAGCAAATGGTTATATTAAAAATTTAAAAAATTTTTGTAAGAAAGTTAGAGAAAAATATAATGATAAAATAATTGTTGCTGGAAATGTGTCTACCAAAGAAGGAGTTAATGATTTATTAGATTGTGGTATTGATATTGTTAAAGTTGGTATTGGGGGTGGTAGTGCTTGTACTACTAGAATACAAACGGGTATTGGAATGCCACAATTTTCTTGTGTGTTAAAATCATGTGAATCAAAAAAAGATAATACATATATAATAAGTGATGGAGGAATAACTTGCCCTGGTGATATGGCTAAATCTTTTGGGGCGGGCGCAGACTTTGTAATGGTTGGTGGTGAATTTTCTGGACATGATGAAAATCCCGGGGATTTAATTGAAGTATCTGGTGTAAAATATAAATTCTTCTATGGTATGAGTTCTTCATATGCTATGAAAAATAATTATTCTGCAAATAATAATATTAATTATCGTTCGTCTGAGGGTAGAGAAATAAAAGTAAAATATAAAGGCAAATTAGATAATACTGTTCAAAATTATTTAGGCGGATTAAGAAGCACTTGCACATATACTAATTCATCTAACATTTCTTCATTATCTAGTAATTGTAAATTTATTTTGGTAAATACTCAATACAATTCTAATTTAGTTAATGGAAAATAAATAATATTATTTTATAACTATAATATAATATTATGAAATTTAATAATAGTGTAAAATTTATTATATTAGGATTAATAATATTAATTTGTTTGTGTATATTATATTTTTTTAAAATACCTAACATAGAAGGATTAGATAATATAGATTGTTCTAAATGTGAAATTAAACCAAGTATGGGTAATTGTATTAAAATTAAAGATTTAAGTTATGCTGATTTTGGAGAGAATATTCAAGCCATAGATTTTGATGTTATTGATACTAGCTATGTATTTTGTCCATGGACACCTAATTGTGATAATTTAAATAATGTTATGTCTCAATCAGAAAGACTCACATTATCAAACCAAGATATACAATCCGGAATTAAAAATAATGTTAAATGTTGTCCAAATGATACTTTCTATACCAGTAACACAACTAATATAAATATGTTACCACAATTAAGACATATAAAACATATGTGTTCAAGAATAAATACTAGTAATAATCTTATTAATATAGCTAATCGAGTAGGTAATGATTATTTAGAATTTAGAAGTTTATGTAATCAACTTGATTTATCTGGTCTTTATTTTAATAAAGAAACAAAATTTTCTGGAAACATTCTGAATGATCCTGAATTAAAACCACAAGAAATTATTGATTATCAAAGTATTTTAGATCCGAAATTAGTTAATACCGGGGGAGAAACTAAACGGTCTCAAGATATAACATTATTAAATAATGAATTAAAAAAATTAGATTTAACAACAACAGAAGGTATTAATAGAAAACAACAAATTCAAAATAATTTAGCAGATAATTACTTTTTATCTACCATTTCAAATGAAACATATCAATATAAATTACTTGACGCTACAGGAGCACCATTAGGCGAAAGTTATATTTTACAAGAAAATGAATTCTTTAATTGTTTTGGAAATAAAGATAAAGTAAAAACTGTTCATGATATGAGTTTCACGCAAACTGATTTACAAAAATTTGAAAGTGAAAATTATATGGACGTTGACCCTAATGCTCCATATACAACAATGCAAGATAATAAACAACGTCCTTATCCCTCAAAACAAGATTTTGAGATGGAACTTAAAAATTTACCACCAATTCAAGAATCAGGTAATCTAGCCGCTGGTGTAGTTAATACATATTTGAATTCTATTAATGCTTTTTATGAAAAACAATTTAATTCTTTAATTGGACCCAGAACTCATGTTGTTCATGAAACTCTACAATTTGATAATGATTCATTATCTACTAAACCAAGTACCTTTTTTGTTTATGATGCTTCTATAAACACCGATTTTGATTGCGAACCGAGCGTAACTAATCATGATAAATTTAAATATTGTGGTCCTTCTTCTTATTATACTGAATTTAAACCTTAAAATCCTTTACGCCCTTGAAGATTTAAAATGAACATATTTTTTAATATAATTATATAATATGCCTAAACATCATAGTGAAGATTATAAAATTACTGTTGTAAAACACTATATTAATAAATCTAATTATATGATGTATAATCTCTTTTCTTTCGTGTAATATTATTAGTAGATTTGTATTTATCTACCCATCTCATTAAACTTCTTTCAGAACAACCGAATATTTTACAGGTTTGCACTTGATTTTTAGAATGAGATAAATAGTATTTAACTGCTGATAATTTATAATCACTACTTTTATGTGTTGGCATTAATATATTATTAGAAATGAAATTTAAAATTTTAGTATAGTTTTTATATATTAATATATATATAAATATATAAATATTAATATATAAATTTTAGTATAGTTTTTATATATTAAAATATATATGTCAAATACTTTATTTGAAACTAGTAGATTTATTGAGATATTGAATAATGATAATAAATTAAATAATTATTTAAAATATATTGTAACACCTATAACACCTTATTTAATATGTGATCATCATTTTTCAACAGAATTACATAAAGGGAATCAAAAATATATAAATAAAGATGTAAAGGAACTACTTAAGGAAAATACAAATGATTTATATCTAAATAAAGATTTTGATAAAATAAAAGAAGGAGATATCATTCAGGTTCAAGTGGATTTATTTAATATATTCGTTAATGATATATTACCACAAATAAGTTGTAAAATTATAGTAATTACATCTCAATGGCATTTACCTCAACTTAATAGAAACCAAATAACAGATAAATTTATTAATAATAATAAAATTATTTTATGGATATCACAAAATCCTATTTATGAAAATCATAATAAATATATGGCATTTCCATATGGGATACACCATAGTCTTGTTAATCGTTACATGAATTTTGTAAAGAAAAATTACGATAAAATTTTAAATATTGATACAAAAACTAATGTATGTTTTAATTCACCTTTTGGATTACATGATCATCTTCCTAGAAATCATATTAGAAGACATCCAATATTTAATAGTGTAAAAAATAAAACTTTACCCTACGATGAATACTTAAATAATATTTTGAAAAGTAAATTTACTATATCTACTAGTGGTGATAGAGATGATTGCTATCGTCATTATGAATGCATAGGTTTAAATTCAATTCCAATATCTAATATAAATTATAGGGAAATATTTGGAAATAATATGATATATTCAGATATCGATAATATTATAGAAATGATTAATGAAACAAAAATTGTAGGATATAATCAGTCTAATAATTATATTAATCCAGATATTCTTTTAATAGATTATTGGCGAGACAAAATACTACTTCGTCTAAAATAGTTAAATTCGGCGTTTTAAATGTTCAAAGGTGTAAATAAATTAATTAATTATTTTAATAATATATAATGAAAAATATTTGATTTCTCTAAAATTTCATATTTTTTTATCATCTTATCTTTCTTTTTGGTAGTTTTCTTTTTGTTTTATTTTTACCAGTAAACCTAGATTTTTTTGTTTTTCCTTTTTTTTTTCTTGATCTTCTATATTCTTTCCTGAAAGCTCCACCATGAGCGGAGACCAGCCACCCAGCAGTGGCTCCTGTCCCAAACTCAGAGCCCTCCATGGGGTTGTGATGCAGTGACTGCTCTCCGAGCTGCTCCAAGTAGGTCAGGGAGTTCCACCACCGATCTTGTTCCTCTTTCTCGCGCTCTCGTTGCTCATGTATGCGGGCGGAGCTATTATCATACCTCTTCATCTTCCGGAGCGCCGTCAAGTGTGGCTTCGCTTGCTCGGCCGTAAAGCGCTCGCCCAATCGCGTCTTCAGCGTGTTGTTGTCCGCATCCCGCTGCAACCTCGGCAACCAGTTCTCGAGCGCGGACTTCTGGATCCGCAGCGCCGCCGCCGCTCTCACTTCCTCCTCTGCCTCACGTGCTGTTCGGCGCTGACTGGCCCTCGGCCGCGGCGAACGCTTTACTGTGCGGGTTATATCCCTCAAGAGCCGAGATGCTCGTTTTACAAGAGCAGGTGATGGCCGACAGGTTGTATTCCTGGGGACCACCGGTTGAGAAAACTTCCCGTGCGAGCCCAGCAGTTGTCCTTCGTACAGTTGATCCCTTCCCGTATCTAGGGTATAGTATTTATCGTCTATTTCAATATTCAGACCTGGTGACATTATATATATATATATAAATTAAATAAATTAAATAAATATTATATATATAACTTCTAAAATAATAAAAAAGGGAGAGGCCGTATATGAAATAGTTTCCATTTCCTTTTTAGACGCAAATATATATGACACGACTGAGAAGTAATTTTTTCTAATAATACCAAAAAAGTTTTATCTAAAACAAAAACAAATTTTACTACTATATTTTACGAAATATTTATACGGGCGACTATATCGTGATTAATGCAGAAAATTATGAATATTGTAATATTAAATTTACGTTCTCGCATAAATTAAATACATTAATTATTTTAAAATTGATATAAAAAAATAAATTATATTTATATATAATCATAATGATTTTCTGTATATTTTATGCACCTTTAAATTTTATTACCGGCATGAATAATAACAATATAAAATTAATTATTCAAAATAACTCTCGTAATGATTATATATCTATGCGTAATAACACATATACGCGAAAAAACAATCCTAAGGAATACGGTAATTTAGTCGCTTTCGCCCCCTCTGACATCACCAAATCCACTATCTGCTCCAGATCTATTAGCAAACGTGTAAAATCGGTTGTTAAGAGGGTTAGATTCCCGACTATGATAATTGATAAAGCGAGTGATTACATTGCGTTTAGAAATGCATTTGATTACGTGACGCGGGGATGTCTTGTTATCTCTCTTTTTGTTCGGCCGCCACCTCCGCCACCTTCTCACCCGATGACTCCTCTTCTTGTGACCAAGAATAGATTCCCTTTATCGTCTCAACTCGCCGAGACTACTTACTGCCTGCGTAGAGTGCTACTTACTACTTATTACTTACTACTTACCACGACATTAACCCTATACCTAGCCTCAGTCGTAGCCGTACCCCCAGCCCTAGCCCTAACCAGGCGAGCGGCTGCGCAAGGACATTTATAAATATTAATATTTAGATAACTAAGTAAATTTATTATGTATGATATTTTCTCATCGTCTTTACCATAAATAAATATGACTTAAAATTTTTGCGTTATAATAACTGTTAGATTTCTTTTTCTCTAACTTGATTGCTTCACCTCTTTTTTTTGTTCCCGAGTGTCTAGAAAAATAATTTTGCATTCTTTTTCTGGTATTATGATTTTTATATGCATACAATTTTAAGGGAGTTCTATCTTTATATTGAGGATAATCTGATGCGCCAAAATGTATTTTTCTTACTTTGCGAGTTTTCTTATCTTTCACATAAGCAGTATATTTTTTTTTGTGCGGACCTTTTTCAAACTTGATTATAGTTTCTTTCATTACTATAATAAAATATTATATTATATAATATTAATATGATATAATATAAACAATGAATGTTCCAATTAAATATTTACCCAAAAGATTAACTAAAAAAGATAGAAAAATACTTAAAAAAGAACTAAAAGAATCAAGAAAAGGTTATAAAAAAGGAAAATATATAACACGAAAGAAAGTTAAATCATTTAAATCTAAAAAATCACAACATATTTTAAATGCAGAGAGAATATACAAATTAAATAATTTAGCAGTAAATAAAGAATTAGTTAAAAAAACTGGATGTTCTTCAAAATCTCTCAACGCTATAATTAAAAAAGGACAAGGTGCTTATTATTCATCTGGTTCAAGACCAAATCAAACTGCTCATTCATGGGGGTATGCTAGATTAGGTAGTTCTATTACGGGAGGTAAGGCATCGGCGGTTGATTTTAATATATTAAATGAAGGATGTTCAGAAAATTCAAAAGCATTAAGATTAGCAAAAAATGCTAGAAAGAAATTTGGTTATGGTACAAGAAAGGTTCCAAAAATAAAACTTTCTTAAGTTATGAATTATTTTTAAATTCATCAACATTTATTACATTTTTAAAAAATTTATTAAATCATTACAAATTACATTAGGTGATTGTTTCATTATCTTATTTTGTAATTCTATATTTAATTTTTCTAAAATTTCATAATTTTTTCTAATTTTATCTAATTCATCTTTGTATTCATAATTCAATTTTTTTATTTCTCTTAATTATTTACATTTATTATCAAATGCAAATAATTAATATTTTTTATTTATTAATTAGCGACTATACATTAAATCTGCCGTTCCAGATTGAAATCGCAAAATATTAAATCTCTCTTCCATAACAGTTAAATTATAATTATATATATAAATACTGGTTGGTTCTTTTGATGTCGCAATAACTTCACCGGTTAAAGGGTCGCATATAGTAGTGAAATTAACATTAGATAGGTCAATTGGTGGATTTTGATGATTATTAAATTCAAATTCAATGTTTTTAAATTTATTGGTATTAAATGCGCCAGTAGGTTGATATTTACATGGATCAGTAGTTAAAGAAAAATTATAATAATATAATCCTTCTTTAGAATTACCGTTAGATTTAGTATATTTTTCTAATTTATCATAAATCCCAGAAGGAAACGAATTCTCTCTATATTTTCCATCAACTATAATTCCAAATTCTTTTATTATTTCTTTTTGATTGGTTTGTTTGTATACAGTAGCTTCATATCCAGTAATAAAAATATTTTTAGATGTATCATTTATCTGATAAATGTTATTTGTTTTATAAAAAATTAAATCATCTGCATCTTTTTCCATGGTTAATTTTTCAAGATTATTAGGAATAATATTTTCATAGGGCCAATTTGTATAATTAGACCATTCATTGCGTTTAATTACGTCATCTCTCTGACTAAACCACATCCAATTAGATACTAAACCATTAGATTCTAAATTTACTTTATTTGATTTATTAACTTTCTCAAATTTGTATTCATAGACTTCTTTAATTAAATAATCTTGTGTATTATTTGCAAATAAAGTTCTTTCTTGCTTATCTAAAAAACATTGAGTATTCATTAGATGAATATCAGTATTAATATTTGTTCTTTGATCGGAATAAATTGTATCAGATGATATATCTCTGTATGGTGGTTCTTGAATAAATCTATGAAATCCATAACGTAAATCTTTATTTTGTTCTGCTTGTATTCTGGGTATTTCGTCATAGCTATTATATGATGTATCGTCTAATATATCTTTTATTGTAAATAAATTTTGTATAGGTCTTAATATAAAATTAATTTCTAATTCTGCATATTGCAAACAAATTAATGGTAATGCCATATTAGATAATAAAGTAAACCAAGTATTTAATGGTATATATAATTTATGACTATTAATAGATGGTTCTACCCCATTTAAACTAGTATCATGTATTTTAAATGCATTTGGATAATTATTGGATCTATTTGAATAATTTGCTGGATCATTTAGTTCAGATATATTTCCGGTCATAATATTGAATAACTCTTTTTTATTATTATCAAAATCACGTTCAACCATATTTTGTAAATATACACCTGAAAATTTTTGCACTATACGCCCTCCAATTGTAAATGTTACTTCATCTATTATTTGACTACCTATATTTTTTATCCATTGAAATTCATAGGGTCTATATTCCGTATCAGATTTTTTATAAATAGGACTCCAAATATTTGGTAATGTAATCACTAAATAAGTATCCATTAATAAATCTCCATATCTTGGTATTTTAAAACTAATATTACTTTTTTGAGTAAGATGTATATTAGTTTGTCCCTGTTGATCTACTCTATATTTTTGTAAACCAAAATTTGTATATTTTGAATATTTACTCTTAAAAAAACTTTTAGTTGGATTTCCATTTAAAATTATATTTTGATTCCCTACTGCTATTAAATTTAATAGTCCACCCGCCATTATATATTATTAATTATTATATTAATTATATTTATTATAAAATTTATTAAGTGTTTTTTATATTATAATAATATAATTAAAATGGCTTCTGAAGATATTGGAACGCAGATTAAACAGGTAAGTGGGGATATTGTTAATCAGGGAAAAAAAATATTAGGAATAAGTAATGATAATACATATATATATTTTGTATTAGCACTAGTTATCGTTGTATTTATTATTTTTATAGTAATATCTTGGTTAATTCATACTTTAAATAAAAAAGATGCTGCATGCAAAAAATTAAATATTATATATTTAGCTGATAGTAAACATAAAACTACTTCTTTTTTCACAAGAGAAGGTAATACACATGCAAAACAATCTACTAGTCCAGGAAATTATTTTGATAATGAATACAAAAATTTAATTAAAAATTATTACATTAAAACGGCATATAATGCTTGTTGTGGTGATGGATATAAAAATAATTTTGTTAATATCTGTGCTTTAGAAAAATGTATTGACGTCGGCGCTAGATGTTTAGATTTTGAAATTTATTCATATAATGGAGAACCTATAGTCGCGGCATCTACGGCAAATAATAATTCTATAAAAGAAACATATAATTATATACCCTTTTCTGAATTATTAACAGTATTAAATAATAGAAGTTTTGATTCAAATACATCATGTGGTAATGATCCGATGTTTTTACATTTTAGAATAATGAGTGAAAATAAAGTAATATATGATAAAATGGGGGAGTATATTGAAAAATATTTAAAAAACAATTTAGTTGATATAAAAAATTATAATTATAAAAATACCGACCAAGATTCATTTTTATTATCACATATAGCCGATAAGAAGTTTCATAAAAAGTTTATTATTATGGTCCATACCATTCATGTTCCTATTTTAGACAATAGTAAACTTGCAAAATACGTCCACGTTCGTTCTGGTTCTAATGCATTAAAATGTATAAGATATGAACAAGTTGTTGCTGCTGGTATAAATAATCCATTGATGATTGATGATTCACACAGAAATTTAACGATTGTTTTACCTAATATTGATAATACTTTAGAAAACCACGACCCATTATTACCTCTAAATAATGGGTGTCAGTTTGTTGGTATGAAATTTCAAAATATTGATAATAATTTACTAGGATATTATAAAATGTTTAAAGAAAAGGGTGGCTTTTCTTTTGTTTTAAAACCAAATAATTTACGTAAAGATATTATACCAGCTGAACCTATACCCGAAGATGTTCCTTTAAATGACCAAAGATTATATAGTTTACAAACAAATTTAGTAAAAGACAGCGATCTCGTACAATCATCGCAGCAGAATACGCCGGTGGAGGGGGACGGCGACCCCGACGATGACGTAATGTCGTTTAAATTTAATAAATAAAATTGATAAAAACTTATAATATAATATAAAATAATAATTATTATTAATATTAATAATTATTTTCTTATAAACTATTTATATATATATATGAAAGATATATCTTTTCAAGAAAAAGAATTAAAAATTTTGCGTGAGGCAGTTGATTCTGCCACTAGTATATTAGGTGAAAAAATGGTAAAATCAGATAATATTAAATCATTAATTAATATTTTAGAAAATTTTATAAGAAGCAATAATTGTCTTTGTTACGGCGGAACTGCTATTAATAATATTTTACCTGAACAAGATAAATTTTATAATAAAAATGTTGAAATTCCAGATTATGATTTTTTCTCTCCAAATCCCATTGAATGTGCTAAAAAATTAGCCGATCTATTTTTAAAAGAAGGCTATACTGAAATAGAAGCTAAATCCGGGATTCATACTGGTACATATAAAGTTTTTGTTAATTATATTCCACTTGCTGATATTACATATTTAGAGAAAGATTTATTTAATAATTTAATGAAAAAGTCTATTAAAATTAATGGTATTAATTATTGTCCTCCTGATTATTTGAGAATGTCTATGTATCTTGAATTATCAAGACCGATGGGAGATGTAGGTAGATGGGAAAAAGTTTTAAAAAGACTTATATTATTAAATAAAAATTATCCATTAAAAGGTATTAGTTGTAATAAAACAACTTTTATTAGAGATTATGAAGGGCCTATATCTAGTAGTAATAATATTTATAATATTGTTAGAAAATCTATTATAAATCAAGGTTTAGTCTTTTTTGGGGGGTATGCTGCTAGTTTATATGGAAAATATATGCCCAATAGAGAGAGAAAACAACTTTCTAAAAATCCTGATTTTGATATACTATCTATGGATGCTAAAACTAGTGCTAATATAATAAAAGAACAACTTGAATATGAAGGTTTTAAAAATATTGTAATTAATAAAAAATCTGGAACTGGAGACTTAATTACTGAACATTATGAAATAATGATAAAACATAATAATAATAATATTGATGTTTTATGTTATATTTATAATACTAATTCGTGTCATAGTTATAATATTATTTATATTAATGGAGATAAACTTAAAGTTGCTACTATTGACACAATGTTAAGTTTTTATTTAGTTTATATTTTTATTGATAGACCTTATTATGATATTAATAGATTATTATGTATGTCTGAATATTTATTTAAAGTCCAACTTAGAAATAGATTAGAACAAAAAGGATTATTAAAAAGATTTACTATTAATTGTTATGGTAAACATAGTACATTAGAAGATGTTAGATCATATAAATCCATAAAATATAAAGAACTTCGTCTTAAAAAATTAAAACCCGGCGACAAAGAATATGATACATATTTTTTAAGATATGTTCCTTCTGAAAATAAACAAGTTAAAACAAAAGAATTTAAAAAAAAACGCAATAAAAAAACTAAAAAAACTAAAAAAGGTAAAAAAAATTGATATTATTTATTAAATTATTTCTAATAATATCAATTATAACATCTATTATTTATTGGTAATATTATAAATACAACAGCTAGTGGATCTTTTTGATAAACCATAACATTTTTTTGTTTTTCCATTAACTATTTTTTTTATTTTGCAACTTTTATTTGAAAGAATACATCTTTTATAGAATGATCTTTTTATATCTATTATATAAGGTATTAATAATTCTGGATTACTTCTCTCTACGTGTCCTTGAAAACCATAAAATGGAAAATTTTTATGTTTTATTATTTCTATAAACTCTTTATTGTTTTTATCTTTTGTTTTTGCAAATAAATATATTTTTTTTGTTTTATTTATCATATTTGGAGAGATACCTAATTTGTTATTATGAACTATCTTTTTTGATTTATTATACAATTTCTTTAATTTCTCTCCGTTTTTTGAAAATTTTGGGTTTTGATTATAATTATAATATGCATTTACACGATTAAATATGGTGTTTTTAATTTCATTTGTTTCTATTAACATAGAATTATGAAATCCGTGACATATTGATAGAATCGGTAGTAATCTCTCTGTCTTATTTATTGACTTTGCTAATTTAAATAATAATTTTTGTTTTTTTAAATGTTCAATAAATTCTTTACTATAATAATAATTACCTATTTGACTACCGGGGAATAACAACCCATCTAAATTCTTTAATACAGATTTTAATTTCAATTTAGAGAGATTATAAGGAATTATTATGAAATTAAGATTATTGCGCTTTAAAAACCTTATGAAAAATTTTGTTAAAAATACTTGTTCTCTCTCTTCTTTTTTATTTATATATGGTGTTGCTACAATTCCTACAATTGGTTTTTTCATACTAATATAACAAAATATTTAATATTATGAAAAATATTTTACATATTTTTATTATATATTAATTATGGAAGTATCGAAATCAAATTTGCTAGTTGTGCCAATACTTTCGGCAGTAGAGACAGAAACCAATAAACTTATAGGATTACCGAAACATGAATGGCGAAGCATCAAAGAGGTGGTAATGCCTATTGTGTAATGTGCGTGCAAGGCACTATCGCTACCACATTGTCTTGAGTTCGCCTTATGTGAATAATGAATTGTAAAAACAATACGTCATGATAAATAAAGAAAGAATAAAATATTTAGTGATATTTTATATATTTATATAATATATAAAAGAATGATTAATCATAGAGAGGTAGATGATACCGCGCGGGAGATCCTGGCACCGGAGACAGACACAGTAGTTGCAGGAGCAGGAGTAGGAGGATCAGGAGGAAAAAAAAGAAGAAAATCTCGTAAAGTAAGAAAATCTCGTAAAGAAAAAAAACCAAAAAAAAGAAAAACATTAAAGAAAAAAAACCAAAAAAAAGAAAAACATTAAAAAAAAGAAAACCAATTTTTGTACGTTCTTTTTGCAGACGCGGTCGTAGATAAACAAAAAATTTAATATTTATTTTTTTATAAATATTAAAATTATAACCATTGCGTTAAACATCTTATTCCTCCGCTTTCATCTAACAAATTATTATATTTAATAGTGTATACTTTATAACCTAATAATGTAAGTAAAATTCTAAAAGGTTTAAATTCAAGTGTATCAGTAGTAATAATATTTTTATTAATAATTAATATATTAGTAGCTAGATTTGGTTCACAATTACATAAAATATTTTCAATAACTACTATAGTATAATTCTTTTTTAAATAATTAGGTAAAGATTTTATGTAAGTTTTTGAATAAAATATTATATTATCTATTATGGTTAAGCAACAATCTAGGTGTAAAGTATTATGATTTATTTTTATGATATTTTTATGAGGAAAAGTTTTTTTTAAATAATTATAGGCAGCAATATTAGTTCTCTCATTAATACCAATAAAAATATTATTTTTATCTTGTATTATATCACCTCCTTCAATTTTAATATTTTTAGGTAATTCAATATAATTTTTAAGATATTTAATAACCATTTTTTTTCCATTTTGTCTGTTTATTTTAAGTGTATCAGAATTAATTTCATTACATAAAAAAGTTTTATTATCTATTTAAAAAAATATATCTCTCGTCCACAAAACATTACATAATTTATTATTATCAATTTGAATTACTTTAATACCTAAATGTATTAATATATTTTTTAAGTCATTTAATATTCTTTTTTTAACAAACGTAGATGTGATAGTTTTTTTACTACAATTTTTATCTATATATGGATTGCCTATAATGATAGACATTATATATTATAAAATATTATTGCATATTCCTAAATAAACTAAGAATTTATATACTATATATATAAATGAAAACCAAAAAAAATATGTGATTGTAAAATAAAAAACAGTCTTATGTAAAATAAAAAAATTGTGTGTATTTATTGGTAACTCTGATATGACACTTCTTTATAAAGCAACTCCCAAGATATAGAGCAATAATGAGAAGAGTGACTGGAAAAAAAATAACCAAATATAATATTGATTATACTCATGACGATGCTGAGAGTGTTATATTAGATAATTATGGTAGTAGTAGTGAAGATAATGTAAGTAATTCTAGAAGTAGAAGTAGAAGTAGAAGTAGAAGTAGAAGTAGAAGTTTAATTAAAAAAATAATATATTTATAAAAAATATATTATTAAAATTATTATTTACATAAATCCAATCATATTTTAACTTAACCGAATTTGGGAAAGCCAACAAGATTAGCGCCAATACCGAAACCAGCGCCCGAGCGTGCACTTGCTCCCATCGACGGAACAAATGTATCAAGGATACTAAATGTAGCAGCCGCCATTAAAGCAATGATAGCGATTTCCTCAAATTTTAAGGCGCGTTTTTCGGGAGGAATAACGAATGCAACAATAGCAACCATTAAACCTTCGACTAAATATTTGATAGCTCTTTTAACTAATTCTCCCATGCCTGGATTCATATTTGTTTATAATAATAACCAAGAAAAAAATAATTAAATAAAATAAATATATTATTTGTTATTAATAATTAAATAAAATAAATATATTATTTGTTATTAATAAAAAAATAACTTAAAATTATAATTAAGTAATTTATATAATAATGTCTACGAAAAAAAGTGCTAAAGTAAAAGAGCAAGAAGTCAAAACGGGGGAAGAGTATAAATATGTAGATTTATTAGATGAAGATAAGCCTATTGCTGGACAAAAATATGTTTGTTTAAGTTTTGTTTCCCCTGAAGATATTTTAAAAAATAAAAATCTATTTTATTTTGAAAAGTTTCTAAAACACTTTGATTTTAAAAAATCTATCGACAAATATACACAATTTCTAAATTTTTTAAGTTTCAAATATAATTTAGATTTTCAAAAACTTTCAACTGACCTGGAAGAATTTGTTATAGAAGAAAAAGAAAAATTAGTTGAAACTACTATTGAAGATGATTACAAAAGTTTTGTTGATAATTCAGAGAAAAAATTACAAGAAGAATTTAGTAAATCACATAATTATCAAACAAATACTCGTGGAATTAAAGTAAGAGGAACATTTGCTTCTCAAGAAGAAGCAGAAATGAGATGTAAAATGTTAAGAGAACAGGACTCTAATCATGATGTTTATGTAGGACAAGTAGGTTTATGGATGCCGTTTCATCCTGAAGCTTATAAAACAGGTAAAGTTGAATATCTAGAAAAAGAACTTAATGAATTAATGTCTAAAAAGAAAGAGAATGATGAAGTAGGTAAAGAAGAATTTCATAAAAGAGTTAAAGATGCTAAAAGAAAAGCTATTGAAGAAAATATTGCTAAAGCAGAAAAAGAAGGAAATAAATTAATGCAAACAATTGATGACGATGGTAATCTCATAAATGCCGATAGAATGGATGTTCCTGGTAAAAATTTATTATTTGGCGATGGAGAAAATGATGATGTTTCTACTGCGGATTTAAGAAGTGAATTATTCAATGGTGAAAATGTAGTTTTAGATAAAAATAATGACCATGGAATTAGTGAAATTTTAGAGAGACAAAAAGAAAAAGAAAAAGAAAAAGAAAAAGAAAAAGAAAAAGAAAAAGAAAAAGAAAATAATGAAAAAGAAAATAATGAAAAATTAACTGCCCCCGCAGATGGCATTGAGTCTGTATCTGAACCAGTTACAACCAATAATGAATCTACTAATATTGATTAAAATATTAATTATTATAATTATCTAAATGAATATATATATATATATATCAATTCTTGGTGCCGAAATAAAATATATAGAAGAACGCAAAGAAATAGTAAAAGTATATTTCATAGAAGTAGAAGTAATTAAAAAAATTGAATAATTATTATAAAAATATAATAATTATTTATATAATGAAAAATAATAACATTAATTGTTGTGATTATAATGATTGCAATCATAAATTAAAATTAATAAATTATCCTTGTAAATGTAATAAAAAATTTTGTAAATTACATAAATTACCCGAACAACATAATTGTGAATATGATTATAAAGAAAATGATAAAAAAAATAATAAAATTGAAGAAATGAAATGTATTTCAAAAAAAATAAGTAAAATTTAAATTGTATTATCGTCTTCAATTACGACAGAATTTATATTATTTATTTTTCTTATGTTTTCAAATTCATCTATCCACATTATTACACAAAACCATAATGTGTTTGCTGCATAACCTTTATTATCAATAAAATGTTGATATTTTTGAAATAATAAAGATATATTTTGCAATTCATTATCATTTGGATGAAATTTATGAAATATATTAATTATATTATCACACATTTCATCTATAGTTTCAAATAATTGTAATATATGTATACAGTCTTCTATAGAATTAATTTGAGATAATTTTGTTCTTAAATTATATTTAAAAGCTTGTTTATTATATGTTTCTAAAAATTTATTATTATATTTACAAAATAATATATTATAATATTCGCTTTTGCACATATTAATAATTAATCAAATTTTTTTACTTACTTTTCGTTATATTATTTTTTTTTTGTTTTTTTTGTTTTTTTTGTTTTTCTCTTTCTTTTATATTTTGGTGAAGCAGCACTTTCATAAGAAGTTATTCTACTTGGAAAACTTATTTGATTATTAATGGTTTGTGATATATGCTTATTAATGGTTTGTGATATATGCTTATTTTTATATGTCTCATATATTTGTTTATATAATTCCAAATTTTTTATAGTATATATTTTTTCTTCTACTGATAGACGATTAAAATTTTGTTTTATTATTTTTTTTAATTCCAAATACTTTTCATTTAAATATATAATAATATCACTTTTTTTCATGAATGTAAATAAATTTTCCCGAACTAAATGATTATATGATTTACCCTTTTGATTATTTATAAAATTAGGAGGTGGATTAATTTCATAATAAGTTAATAAATGATTGGGGTCTTTAGTTTTTCTAAAATCTATACTCATATATTCTCTCGGTCTATTCATAATATAAATAAGACAATATAATATTTACCATTTACCATTTACCATTTACTTTTGCGAACATTAATTTTAGGACCTTTCTTTTTATGATTATTGGGGTTATATATTTCTTCATCGTCGTCTGAATCCATAGATTTAGATATTTCCCAAAATTCTTTAGACCCTAATTTGAAATTTTTATGTGAATCTGCGCGATACCAAAATATTTGATCAGTCAATTTATTTGATTTAGAATTATTATTTATTACTAAGCATTCATAATTTTCGGTACATTGATCCATAACTTCACAAAATGATTCAAATGTAGGAAACATACCGGCATAATTTTCATATATTTTTTTTCTGTTCGAAATATATGGTTCTCTTAAAATAAATACATAATCAATATTAGTTCTTAAATTAGGAGGAATACCTAAAGGATATTGCATAGTAATTATTAACATCATTTTCCAATGTCGTCCATTCATAAATAATAATCTCATCATTTTATCACGTGTCCATCCAGCATCATATAAACAATCATCTAATATAACAAATGCGCGTGGATCAATAGTAGATTTTTTATAAACTTCTACTTGCTTTTTGATTTCTTTCAGTACAGTTCTTTGTCTTTTCAATATATTTTCTATAATAACTGAATTATATTCTTCATGAATAAATAATTTAGGAACATGTTCAGCATAAAATCCATTACCTGCTTCTGTTCCACTAATAACTGTTCCAATAGGAATATCTTGATGATAATATAATAAATCTCTTACTAAAAATGATTTTCCAGTATCACGACGACCTATTAAAACAATAACTGGTCCTTTATTTTCGTCTGGTCTAAAACTAATAGATTTCATTTCAAATTTTTTTAATTCCAAAGTCATACTTAATAAATATAACTAAATATATATTTACATTGAATACGCATAAATATATATCATAAAATAATTAGAATTTAGAAATATATTTCTTATTATTTAAATTTAAAAGTCATATGTTAATAAATATTACTAAATATATATTTAATTTTATTTACGCAAAAATTAATAAACAAAATCGTTAGAATTTAGAAATATATTTATTATTATTTAAATAAATGGAATTAACTTACAAAAAAAATAACAATATGGATCTTTTCAATGAATTGTGCGATACTAATTTACTTGATATAGAGAATTTACAAAATTATATACCTATTTATGGTAGTTATTTTAATTTAAATGAAAATAATTATAATTCTATTAACTTAAATAATAATTATAAACTTTGTTCTATAACTGAAAAATTAGGTTATTCAAAATTTAATGGTACAATTATAGATGATAGTAATAATATAATTAATAAGAAAATATTTTTTAAATATAGTCCATTAGTGGATCCAATAAAATATATGATTGGTAAATATGATAATAGTTATAGTATTTTAAACTTACCAAGGCTTAATAATAATGAAGAAGTAAATAAAAAAAAATTAGATTCTAATAATTCAGCATATACTGATGGATTTTTCTCTTTTTTATCAAGTCTATTATTAAATAAATACGATTTTATTAATGGAATTGATTATTATGGTTCTTTTTTGGGTATAAAAAAGAATTTTATAGTTGATATAGAAGATGATTTGGAATATTTAGACGATTCAGATTTTTTTTATAAAAATAACAATATATTATTTAATATTAAAGAAACAGAAAATTTTAAAAATTATTTTAGTAATACCAAAAAATATAAACAAGCATTAGTGATTGATAATAATAATATATTAGATGAAGAATTTCAAATAGATAATTTAATTGATAATAAAGTCAATTTAAGTGAAATAAGCCAAATAATAACTAAGGATTTAGAAATTGAATATACGCATGATTTAAATAAAAATAATATTAATAAAAAAAATATAAAAACAAATAAACAAAGTGAATCTTCTTGTTCTTCTAGATATTCAAATACAGAATCAAGTAAAAATGAATATTCAGAAAATGGAGATAATTCTAGCGAAGACCAAAGTGAATCTTCATCCATTAATGAAGAAATATATGCAAATATATTTAAATTTCCAGTTCAAACTATTGCTTTAGAATGCTGTGATGATACATTAGATTCACACGTTATTAATAATAAAATAAAAGACAATGAATGGGAATCAATTATTGCACAAATTTTATTTTCTCTTATTACTTATCAAAAAGTTTTTGATTTTACACATAATGATTTACATAGTAATAATATTGTTTATAATACAACCGAGAAAAAATTTTTATATTATAAATATGATAACAAACATTATAAAATTCCTACATTTGGAAAAATATATAAAATTATAGATTTTGGTAGAGCTATATATAAATTTAAAGGTAATATAATTTGTAGTGATAGTTATGCTGCCGATGGTGATGCACATACACAATATAATACTGAACCTTATTTTAATGATGAAAAACCAAGATTAGAACCAAATTATAGTTTTGATTTATGTAGATTAGGATGTTCTTTATTTGATTATTTTATTGAAGACATAGAAGAAATTAAAAAAATAAAATCTCCTATTAAAAAAATTATTATTACGTGGGTATTTGATGACACAAATAAAAATATATTATATAAAAATAATGGTTCTGAACGATACCCTGATTTTAAATTATATAAAATGATTGCTAGAACTGTTCATGATCATAAACCACAAAATGTTCTTAAAAAACCTCTTTTTGAAAAATATTTAATTCCCAAAAAGAAAATTAATAATCAATCTGTAATTTTTAATATAGATAATTTACCAATTTTAACTTAAAAATCTGGTTTACTTACAAATACAGATGGAACTGCTTTAAGATTTCCTATTATTTCATTTAAATTAAATTGGTCTAAAATTATTAAACATAATGTAGCAGAAATAAAAACTAAAATAGTATCTTTAAATAAATCTTTTAACGGTTTATTTTCTTTTAATATTAATCTCATTTCTATAAATTTTAACACAAAATAAATTACACTAATAACTGATGAAGTTAATATTTGATTCATTTATAATTTACTATTATAAATGAATTAGTATCAAATTAACGAATTAAAAATTTATTTTAATTCCATTATATCTAATTCTATAGATTGATCGTCGGTTTTTATATCTAATACTTCTAAATCTAATAAATCCGGATCATTACTATCTAATGTTTTTATATCTAATTCTAATTTTTCTTCCAGATTATTATCTAATTTTAATTTTGAATTTGCTTCTTCTTCATCGTCTGTTTCAATATCAATGTTAGCTTCTAATTCAATTTCTTTTTTGTTTGATTTTATATTATTACTATCATTATCAGTATTTAATGATTTATTTGCATTTTTAATTGCTTGAGTTAAATTTTGTTTATTTTCTTTCTCAATTTTTTCTTTAACTTCTTCTTTTGCTATTTCTAATTCCTTTTCTTTTGCTTCTTTTTGTTGTTTCTTTATCGCTTCTTCGTCTGCAATAATTTCTTTAGTTTCTTCTACTTGAACATCTGTTTCTAATGTTTCGTCTAAATAAATTCTTAATATATTTTCAACCGGAATATTTTCCCTAATTGTATTTAAAATACATTCTTTAACTATTATTTCTAATTCTCTGTTATTTTTTTGAATTTGTAATGGCATTATATCTTTTTCAAATAAATAAACATTTATATAAACTTTTCTTGCTACATTTATATATGTTTTATGAATAAAACTATTCAAATTGGGTATATCAATATCTACTTTTTTTTGCTTTAATCCAGGTCTAGATGCTGTTAAAGATTTTAATTGTGTGATATGAACACACGTAAGTAAATCTTCTAAATAATTACAACAACAAGCATTTTGAATTCTATCTTTTTCAATATTTACAATCTCAGAACTCCATTTTGGAATATTATTTAATAGATTTTGAAATGTCATTAAATATTTTTCTTCTTCATCATTATCCATACACATTTTATACGACTCATCAAAAACTGATTTAATTCCTTCTATTATACACGGAGTCAATATATTTAATAATCTAGCACACCATTCATTTTTAGATTCAGTAATAGTATTTAAATTATAATCATCCATATTATTTAAATAAAACCAATATTTTTTAAATCAATATTATTACGAAAATATATATAATTCAAGCAAAACATAATTATTAATAATTCATTTCTTATTTCTTTTTTAAAAATATCTAATACAAATAAAAATTTATATTTTTCTTTACAATCTGGTATTTTATTTTTTATATAATAAAGTATCATATTTCCACTAAAACCATTATTATACAATTTATTTGTTAAATCTAATATATAAATTACTTTTTTTTCATAACATGAATTTTTTACTGAATCATCTAAAGCTAAAAATTTATTTAAATAATAAATTTTTTTAGAAAAGAAATCATAATTTTTTTTTTCTTCACTACAAATATTTATCTTTTTATTACAATATATATCACTAAATCTTGATAGAATTGGTTTTAATATTTTAAATTTATCATCAACTATAATAAAAAATCGTGTACTATGATTATATATTTCTATACATCTTCTTAATGCTGATTGTGCGTCTATTGTTAATTTATCAGCATTAAGTAATATTATTGACTTAAATAAATAATTATCATTTTTATTTATTATAGTATTAGCAAAATGTTTTAAATTCTCTCTTATAAATTTTATATTTCCTTTTCCATGTGCACAATTTATAATTAATACATATTTACTTATGTTTTCATTTGTTTTATATACCATTTTTATCAAATATTCTAATACACTTTTTTTTCCTGTTAAATTACTACCGTGAAATATTATATTTGGAATATTTTTTGTTTCATATAATTTATTTAATTTTAATATTATATTCTCATCCATAGAAAGATTATAAATACATATTAATTAATATTTAATTAATATTTTTATTAAATTATATTATAATAAAACTATGCCCTCAAATGCATATTCATCCACACGAGGAACTATTAAATCTAATATTAATAGTCAAATAAGCAATTTATTAATTAATGATAACACTACAATACCAGATGCTACAGTAATTAGACAAGCAGATGCAAGTTTAACACTTTCAGAATTAATTTTTGAAATATTATTACAAAATAGAGATGCTCTTTTTAATAATGTAAGAGTAGGCGGCAAATTAACTACCGAATGTTTATCTATTGATAATAAAGTATCTATTGGAGATACTTCTGGTTCTACTTTTCAAGTTTTACAATTTATTACAAAAGATATTAATGCACAAAATAGACGCGATCAAGTCATCGCAGATATATCATATGAAATTATAAATGATATATCATTATCATTTAGAGCAAAAAATTCCAATGGATATTATCAACTTTCTGTCACTTTTAATTATTTAACATCAACTTATTATAATACATTCCTTAAAATTGGTTTATTTTATTATACTACTATAACCGATTTAGGTATTGATTCTAGCGAAAATTTAATTAGAGAATATGTTATTGGTGATGAAAATGCAAATTTTACAAATGGAGTATTTAGCAAAACAATCTTAGTAGATATTTCGCATGCCGCTAATGATACTATCAATTTTTATCTTAAAGGTAAAATACAAACCGATTTATATGGTAATGATTTCAGTTATATTGATCTTGATGATATATTTAAACCTAAAATTATTCAAACCTTATCCGGTAATTTAATTACCGCTGCTGAATTCAGTAATTTTATTTAATTTTGTCTATTATTTATTATAAAAATAATTTATAATATATAATGAGTTATTCAATTTCTAGTTCAAATCCAATAGAATTTTTAAATCCTAATAGAATATGGAAAATTGGCCATAAAGGTCATTTGAGAGAAGTAGATGTAAGTGGAATTCTTAATATTAGTGGAAATATGCATTTTACTAATCAAATTACAGGATATCATCTCAATTTATCTGGTGATGTATCATTTAATCAAAATTTAAATGTATATGGTGATGTATTATTTAATCAAAATTTACATGTATCTGGTAATACACGTTTTAAAATATCACCTTATCAAGAAATTGATACAGATTTAAGTTATATATACTACAGTGGAAGTTTTGGACTTGCTAAACATTGTTTACCAAAACAACCCGACCAAACTAATAAAAATTTAATTATAAATACTAATAGTAAATACACCGAATTAACCGCCGCTAATACTACAGATATTGTTAATTCTCTAGAATTACGACGTTTTATGGTAATAGGATTTAATGGTTATTATGCTAGTAGCACCAATGGTATTTATTGGGACATTTCAGGAACAACATCTACCAATCTATTAAAGCAAGTTATTTGGGTAAAAGAACAAAGCAAATTTGTAATTATTGGTGATAATGGATATGTTGCTATTTCTAGCGATTCTTATAATATTGATATTAGTTCTACTATTATTTCTGTTAATACTTTAAACTCTATTGCTTGGTCTCCTCAATTGGGTATTTATTTAACTGTTGGTAAAAGTAATTCTAGTCTTCCTTTTACTGCTACCAGTATAGATGCAATTAATTGGTCTAATAATATTATATATGATGATATACAAGTATTATCCTCTGTTATTTGGGTTCCCGAATTAAAAAGATTTATTGTCGTCGGTTCTTATTCACCTAATGGCGGTATTGATTATCATGGGTTTTATATGTCTACACTAGATGGAAAAAATTGGGATATAAGTGGTATTATTCTTGCGGATAATGATAATCAATTTAAATCTGTTATATGGTCTCCTGAACTATCACGAATAGTTGCTGTCGGAGAATCCGGGTTTTATGCTACCGCCAAAGCTGAAAAAGATAGTCTTATATGGGACTATAGTGGGAATATTAGTAGTATTGATAAATACAATAAAGTTATATGGATTTCTCAATTGCAACGATTTGTTGCTATTGGTGATAAAAGTCCATTCGGCCATATGATATCAAGTTTAGACGGAATTAATTGGGATCTATCTAACGATTTACCAAGAGTATCTACCAGCATTTGTTGGGCAGAAGACTTGGGTAAATTACTAATTACAGACACCAATGGAAAAATTTACTACACTAATCCAAAACATGTTTTTCAAACAACATACAATATTTTTCAAGATGCTATGTTACAAGAACTGGAGGTCAATGGTGATGCTAGTTTTAATAGTAATTTTGATATAGAAGACCATCTTATCGTACACGGAGATGTTTCTTTTAATTCATCATTAGACCTTATTGGGCAATTTAGAGTTCACGGTGATGTTTCTTTTAATTCATCGGTTGATCTTAGCAATCAACTTAGAGTTCATGGTGATGTATCATTAAATAATAGATTAGATGTGTCAGGAATTACAACACTTTCTGACCACTTATTAACAAATTCATCTTACGTTAAAGTTCCAGTTTCTTATAGCACGTTCGCAGTAGCAAAAGGAGTAGATTTATCAAGTAATATAACACAAATATATGGAATATGGCATGACTTAAGTGCTGATGGTTATACAGTTACTATTAATCCAGTATCAATTAATAGTTATATTAAATTAGATTTTAAAGTAAATTACATTTGTTCTAATGAAACTGATCAAACAATATCTTTTAGGGTGAAAAATAATCATAATGAAATTATATATGCAGATTTAAGTTTGGGTACGACAACGGGCGTTACAAATAAAGGAATATATAATGGATTATACATTGATTTTTCAGGATATAATGCTCCTGTTACTTATTATTTAGAATATTTAATAGCGGATGGTGCAAATAATATAGAATTTTTAATGGTGGATGATGCAAATAATAATATTGATGTAAGTTCAGGAGTATTAGGACATAATCATGGTAATTCTAATATAGTAATAGCCCAAGAATTATATATACCAGTTGAAATACCCAAATCATAAATCATAAATCATAAATCATAAATCATAAATCATAAATCATAAATCATAAATCATAAATCATAAATCATAAATTATAATTTTGCCTTAAATTTTATATTAAATTTTATATTAAATTTTATATTAAATAATATATACGTTTATTTAATATAGAAATGTCTTCTATTACCAATCAGATAGTTGCAAATATTAAAAAAACTTCTACTAATTTTAATTCACATAGTTTTGTAAATAGTGAAAATGTTGTTTGTATAGATACTAAGATTAATAGAATTGGAATTAATAGAAAAACACCACTCTATTCTATAGATATTTCTGGTGATACTAGTGATAATGCTATTAGAGTTCATAATTTACATATTAATAATTTAGCAAAAATTAATGAAATTTCTTGTAATAGAGTTGATACTGAAATTTTTACTGTAAATGAAATGGACGTATCATCTTTATCATTTAATTTGCTTACTGGTAAATCAATTGATATGAGTTTTTTAATAGCGCACGATATTAGTACATCAAAATTGTTTGTTCCTGAATTATCAAGTAATAATTTTAATGTTTCTGATAATATTAACACAAATACAATTACTGTTACCGACGAATTAATTGTTAAAAAAATAACCGCAGAAATTATTGATTTTCCATTAGCTGATTTAAATTCTTTATCGGTTAGTAATGCTTCAATTACTAGTTTATTAAATGAAGATTTATTTGGTAATTATATGTTAGCTTACGAAATATCAGTAAATAGATTATTTGTAAAAGATAAACTTATATCATTTGGCGAAGCTAGTTATAATCATATATCTGTTGATGGAGATGCATCTTTAAACAAGTTATATGTAGATACAATTGCTGAATTAAATGACCTTAGCGTAAATAAATTAATAAAATTTAATGAACTATCTGGTAATACTATTAATGCTAATACTATAACATCAAATGGAACAACTATTATTAATAATGGTGTTTTTGGGGATGCATTAGCACCTACTAATGCAGTTTTTAATAATCTAGTTGCTGATAGATTAGATATTAATAATCTTCATATATTTAATTATTTAGATAATGATGGACTTACCGATTTATCAAATGGTATGCTTATATTACCTGTACATAAAAGAGAATATGATTCTAAAACTTTTCAACCAGGAACTATAACTTTTGATGATACTTTTAATATATTAAAAATATATAATACTAATCCAGAAAGTAGATGGAATAATATTTTATTTAATATTAATTATGCTACTATGAGTTTAAGAAAAGATATATCTGGAAATGACATATCATATGATATTCATAGATTACACTACGAAATTGACAGAGATAATTCTGATAATTTAATTTTAGACAAAGTTAATTATCCAAATATTAAATATATTCCTATTACTTATGATGTAGGTTATGGTAATAAAATTGACATTTCTAATAACAGTCAAACTATTGAAATAAAAAATAGAGAACAAGATGAATTATTTGAAATTCATGCAACGGTAGGAATCAAATATCTAAATAGAGACCCGGGAGATGTTGAACCCAATATTTATACTTTTGGATTGTATCCTCATATGAATACTTTTAATAAAATAAAAGATAGTATTGATAATTCTTTCGTGCATTTTAATAATACTGTTGTTGTTTTTGATAATAGTTTTAATTATGCAAATACAAGTTTAAATTATATCGGACCTCTTGCAAATAGTATGTTTGGTGAAAATATTTCTGATCGCTCTGGATTTAATTTTTACATTTCATCTAATAAAGATATTAATTATATTGTAATTGATCAATTTAATGGAACAATTAAACAATTACAATAAAATTAATATAATTTTTTTAAATTATCATAAAAAAATTATATAGTGATTTATTTTCTTAAAATTATTTTTGATAATCTCATAACATTTGATGCGCTTGAACCTAATTTATAATTGTGCTGAATTGGTTTGTAAAATATAGGACAAGGACAAGGTCCAGTAAAGTTAAAGTTGTTTATATTAGATGAAGTAGTATCGCCGTCTTCATTATCTATTGCATCTTCAATAATTATTATATCTCTTGTTATTATTGTAGTAACTCCTACTCCTTTATTACTTATTGCTGTATATGTAATTACTCCTTCGAAAACACCTGTTGTATTAGTATCTGTTAATGTATTTTCTACTATTATTGTTATGCCTCTTCCACCTGATGCGGGATCAATTGCACTTAAACCAGCTAACAATATATTTTCTGTAATAATTGAACCTACTTGAACCGTTAAACTCCAATTATTTCCACCTAATGATAGTAAAAATTCTTCAAATGTTAGTCCATTAATAAAAAATTCCGGATATGCAAATGCTCTTTCTACATTTACTGATCTAGTTATAGTATTTCTATTATTTGCATTATCAATTATAGTATAAAAAATATTAATTGAAGCATCGTCACCTAAGAAATTACTAGTTTCATTATAAAGATTTCTTACATCTATTTCAAGAATTGAATAAACATCATTTATTACGTTTGATTCCACGTATCCTTGATACTGGGTATCATTATAAGTAACATTTGTTAAATTATAACATAAATCAAATTTGTTATTCATTTGTATGTTTTGATTTATTTCAATAAATGAAATATCCTGAATTAAAAGTTCTAATAATACATTTATATTTCCATCTACAATAGTTGATAATGCTTGAGAGAATGATAAATCTGTTTTACCGAATATTAATGTAGGCGGAACATAATCAGGAATTGCTAAGTCTAATACTACCGTATCAACATATTTATCTGGAAATAAATAACTATTGTATTTTATTTCAAATCTTATTTCTAGATTATTTGAATAAAAACTATTTAGTAATAATTTACTACCACTCATAAAATAATTTATATTATCATATTCTCTTGTTTTATTTATAAAATCATAATTTTTTCCTATTCCATTTATAAAATAATTAAAATTATTTAAAATAAAATTTGTTGCATTACTTAAATCTGTTAATATAACATTTTCTTCATTATACGTATATGTAAAATTTGTATCAGGCGTATTAAATGTTCCACCACCAGTATCAATATAAATATTTGAATATTGAATTTGATTTCTTAATACCAGATCTAAACTTACAAAATTATTTAATAAACCGAAAGTAAAATTATTTATATTTGATATATCATATAAATCTATAAAACTATAATCTATTATATTTACCCCCGAAAATAATGAATCGTTTAAATGACGTAACTTAAATTCAAATATAATATTATCATAATTTTCTTTAATTTCATTAAAATCTTTCAATAATCTGTATAATAAATCAAAATCATTATAATTACTTAAAACTGAATATTTAGTTGGTATTATTATATTTTCTATTATATAACGATTATAATAATAATACAAATTATTATTAAGCATATTATCTATATTTATATTTATTAAACTTGCATCGGTTAATAATTGGTCTATATTATTAAAATTTTGTATACTATCATATGTATCTCCAGTTAAATTTATATTATCACTATTCTGGTGATAAATAAAAATTTCTTCAAGTTTTAAATATTTTTCTTTTACTTGTTTCAAATTATAAAAATTATTAGAAAATAATTTATTCAATGAATTATTGGGTAAACTTAATTGATAATTAGTAGATATAAAATCAATAGAGTTATACAATAAATTTATATTTTGAATATTTAAATCATTTATATATTCATAATCATTTGATACACTTGATACTCGGTTATGTTTATTAATTAAATTACTATTCAATATTTCTTCTATATAATCTACCTTGAACTTTAATATAATTAAGAAATTTTGTAAATAATTTAATATTTCAATTTTACTTTTATCATAAATTATATTTTGACTTGTTCTAATATCAAAAATGTTAAATTCATTTATATAACTTATATCTATAATTCTATAAGATAAATAACTTTTATTATATACATTATATGGCACTTCTAGATTTGAATTATTATAAATATATCTGTCAAAATAATCATTTAAATCAATTAAATAACTATGACTATGTAATTTTTGTAAGGAAGGATCATAACTATATGGATACATATTATAACATATATCATTTAATGACATTGGTCTAATATCAAATTTACTCAAATATTTGTTATCATTTTGTAGTTCATTATCAAAAAAGTATGCCATAAATGATTTATAATTTAATGGATCTTGTGTAATTATATCATTTTTCGTATTTGAAATTTCATATATATTTTTACTATTATCTACAAAACAACCATAAACATCATTTGATGATAATTCTAACAAATATTTTTTATTATTATTATTTGAAAATTCTATTAATGTTTTTTCTAATGATAAACTTGCTTCGTTTACTTTAAAATTATTTGCTAAATCTTCATATGCATGGAAAATTAACACGTCATTTTCATCAATATACATATTATGAAAAATATTTTGCAAAGTAATTCCGATATATTGATTATAATCATGATTTATCATAGAAATATCTCTCACTGATAAAAATACTCTTTCTTTTAATTCACTATTTACATGATCTAAACCTTGGGAATTTATCACGTCATCATATAATTTGAATAAAACATTACTACTATCTTTTGAATCTAATAAATATTCATTTAATTCAATTAAACCATTAGATAACAATATACTTTCTTCTGGCGTTTTTTCAATTATTGGTAAATCGCCAGATATATCACTCCATATACTTACTATATATTCATCAAATAATAAATTATTATTATCTACTATATAACTGCTGCTGTTTTCATATAAAGGAATATATTCGTTTTTTATAATTTGTAATAAATCCTTATCAATATATAAGTTAGATAAATCTATATATGTTTGTAAATTAAATGTTACATAATTATCAAATATATGACTAAATATTATTCTACTTGAATTCAAATATTTATCCAAGAAATAATCTATTACTTTATTATTATCTAATAGTGATACATGATTAACATATCTTAATTCATTTATTTTACTTATAAAATTATTTTTAACTAATCTACTTGATAATAATCTATTTTTTCTAAAAAAGTGACTATAATTATCTATTTCGCCATTTGAATAAAATAAATCCATTGTATTTATTTCATATAATATATTATTTGCATCATCTAATAAAGTTTTTTTTATAAATCCCTCTATACCTAAACCTAAATCAGAAAATAAATCTAATGTATTATCTAATCCTAACCATTCTATTCCATTACTAGATATAGCTATTCTATGTAAAGGACCTAATCCAGTTGCTATCCATATAGAACCAGTCCAAACAATCGAATTACATTCTGAAAATATTGATGTATGCGTAGAATACCAAGCTAATCCATCATACGAATATATAATTGCAGAATAAACAGGATTATTTATTTCTCCTTTACCCACTATAACTATGATATTATCATTAACATCTATATCTCTACCTTCTACTATTCTTGATTTTCCCATACCACTCCAAGTTATACCATCTCTAGAATATGCTATTGAATTATTAATACCTTCTCCTACTGCTATCCAAATATTTTCTTTCTTATAATATACACCACTATTTCCTTGAACTGAAAATATCGTCCTTGTATTTTCTCCTCCTAAAGCTAAACCGTCTATCCAATTTAATCCATCGCTAGAATATGCTATCGAATTTCTTAATCCATTTCCAAGTGCTAATATATAAGTATTATTATGTTTTGAAAAATTATTTATTTCAGTTTCAAATACAGTTTTACCCAATCCAAACCAACTTATTCCTCCAGTAGAATATGCCATAGTATTTGTTGACCCTTTACCCCCTACTAACCAATAAGAATTTGAATTATCATAAACTACTGCTTTTGCATAATTATCAAAAATTATTTTTGAATCAATTGATGGAAACCAATTAATTCCATCGTCTGAATATATAATACTATGATTTGTTCCACTACCCACCGCTATAAATCTTGTATTTCTATTATAAGCTATTCCAAATCCCGAAATATCTAATAATTGTTTACCCGCACCGATCCATTTACTTCCTTCATCTAATGAATATGCAATTGTATTATCATTACCACAACCAACTGCTACTGATATTTTTTCCGTTAATGTATTAATTGATAAATTTTCTAGTATATTAGTAGAAGTATCTATCGTGTAATCATATTGGAAAACGCCAGTTGTATACATATTAACACTACAATCGTATAAATAATGATTACGTATATCGTGTTTTAAATTTACATTTGAAATATCTGCATGTATATTAGAACTATTATAACTAGGAACATATGAAACTACACCTTCGGCAACTGGATCATAATTTGGCGAACTTTGATATTTTTTAAATATTAATAAATTATCACTTTTATTTATTAAAACATTATGATTTATATTTTGTTGAGTTATACAATTATAATGTACATTACTTATATAGTTTGCATCTCCATTTATTCCTGATAAATCAAATTTTTGAGACAAAAATATTTTATTTAATAATACTTCTTCACTATTAAAACTTTGTAATACCAATGAATTATCTACACTTAAAACATTATCATTTACATATATATTTCCTGTTGTTATTAGTAAATTATTTCTAGTTTCTATTTTACCTCCCATATTTGGAAAATATTCTGAATAATAATATAATGGTGATGGAGTTGATATAGATAAAATTAAATCAGTATATCCACCTTCTAAACCTGGTAAACCATATTCTACAATACCCTTTGTATATTCTACCCCACCATTATGTGTTCCGTCTTCAGTTAATGAAAATTTAATTCTATTATAAAAATTCTTTTCTGTATCTTGGACGAATGTATATCTTCCCATCGCCAAATGTAAATTTGCCCTAGAAACATCAGTTATATAATGTCGTAATTTATCGTCAATTGCGGGATATAATTCCCCCGATAATGTAAAAAACTGATATGAAATATCTTTATCATTATATCCGGATACATCTACTCTAAATGAATCACTTGGTAATGGCTTATAAATTATTTGATTAATTAAAATTTGAAAACATTCCTCTGTATATAAAAATATATCTTCTAATATAATTCTACTTGAATCGCTGTTTAAATATTCAATATTTGCTCTATTAAAATTATCATTTACACTTATATCAACTTTACCCCAATGATATTCATAACCTTCATAACTTACAACATTTTCTCCGCTTATATTTATCAAATCACTTATATCTATATTAAAATTATAATCATGATTATAACCATACACTCTAAATGCATCTGAGGGATCATTTATATATATTACATAATTATCATTATACAAACCAAATTTATTATTTAATCCTTCGGGAATTAAATTATTTAATCCATCTGTTACTATAGGTAAACAAGTTATTTCTACAACATGAATATCTCGTTCTGCTATTGTATTAGGATAATTTTTTAACTCATATTTAACTGTTTGTACTCCTAAAACATTTTCATTTAAGAATTGAACTGTTACAATAGAATTTCCTGTAAATTCTCCCAAATAATAATCATATGATCTACCTAATATATCTATATATGGAGTAAATAGCTTATGATAAGTTTTTAAAAATAAATTACTTTTTGCATCTTCTGTATAATTTAAATTTATAAAAGGATTTAATCTTTCTACTGATATTGATCTTGATATATCTGAAAAATTACCACCCGCATCAAATACTCTAAAATTTTGGACATAATTACCAGCATTCAATAATAGATAACTATTTGATATATCAAAAATTGGTATATCTTTAACTTCTACTCCTAACATTCCTTCTCCGGCCGAATTTTCATATAATTCTACTTGACTTACTCCTCCATCCAATGCTTTAAATATCCAAGTACTTACGCCTGAAATTACACTACATTCTATTAAATAGTTTTTTGTAGTATTTCCTGTATGAGACGTTACTATTGTACTATGATTACCTAATCCAAAATTACTACTCCATAATGTAGAACTAGAATTATAAAATTGTCGTGTACTAGTACCACGATGTCTAAATTCATGAATTGTTCCATCTAAATATGTAAATTTAACATATGCATAACCTCCAAGATCTATATCTGAATGATTAATAAAAACATTTATTCCACTATGTAATAAATTTGGATTAATTGTTACTATTTCAGTTGTTTCGTTTATTTGTGTGAAATTTTTAGATGTATATTGATTAATATTATAAGTACCGATTGATAAATCTTTTAAATAAGTTATAAATAATGATAAACTATTATCAAATGCCGATGGTAATGTTTCATTACTTAAAGTTTGTCCTATTCCTCCCATAATATCAACAATGTTTATACCGGGAATTGAAATCATCGTATTACCACCACCGTCTTTAGTAAAATAATAAGGATTAAATAAATTGTTGTTTTCCAAATAATTTGAATTTGTTTTTAATGTTTCATAAGTATCAAATGATAACAATGGAATTTTTATTTTTGCTATATCTTCATAATCTATTGATAAAATATAAGATAAATCCGGTGGACTAGTATCAACTATATTGAAATATATTATTTCAATTTCTGATTCAAAATTATAATCATTAAAACTTTGAAATATTATTTTGTAATTACCTAATGAACCAGATAATATATTATTAATTATTGTATTATTATAATCTGGTATAATATCATTTATATATCTTGCATGCATACTAAAATCTAATAAATTGAAAACTGAATTATTGAATTTTGCTTTTTTTACTTCATATGTAAATGTTTTATTAAATGCATCATATTGAATATCTGATAAATCAAATATAGATGATAAATTATCTGTATTATTATTTATTAAATTATTAAAATTATTATTAAAATTTAAATTTAAATCAAACTCATATCCACTTATGAAAAGTTTTGGTGTTATTACAAAATTTGTAGTTTCATTTATTGTAATAGTTAAATATTTCTCTGCTAGATTATTAAATCTATCATATGCTGTATATCTTACTTGATATGAAATTGATCCATTACTAGTATCATTTCCAGTTAATAATAATTCTGATGAAGAAAAAGTATATGATTGTAATGGGTTTAATACAAAACTTAAATTTGATATATTTTTTATAATTGTATTACTTGTATTACTTATATCAACTTGTATTGCTGATAAATTGGAACCTTTATCTAAAAAAAATGCACTGGGCATAACTAATTCCTCAAATTGATTAACATTTATAACATCATTTGATATTGATATTATTGGTTTTTGTGTATCCGTTATAAGAATATATCTTACTAATGTTTTTATTTGATTATTTTTATCTCTTACATCATATCTAACTTTATAACTTGTTGCTTCTCTTAGTGGTCCTAATTCTGGGTTTTCAATATTAAATGATGAATCATAACTAACATCATAATTACTTGATAAATATGAAATATCTGTTAAATAATTTTTATAATAAAATTTATCAAATTCACTAAACGCATTTAAACCCAAAATAAATGATGCATCATTAAAAAACTCTCCCGCTTCATGAATAATATGAATTGAAGATGTATCTAAAATATTTATATAAGGTATTTCATTAAAAGTTGGACCTTGATTTGTAATAATCAATTTAATATTTAATTCATCTGAACTCGTATCGTATTGTCCGTCTCTTGTAACTGAATAAAAACTTATATCATAATGAACAGAAGAAATATCACCACTAACAGAATAAATTATTGCATTTGGGTCATATTCATATTCTCCGCTTAAAGATGTAATATTAGTTGGTAAAATATAACTTAAATCAAAACTTATATCTGTTAAATAAATTCTAGGATGAGATAAACTAAAATCTTTTGATATATTATATTTTGTATCACCAAAATCTATATAAATTCTATCATCATATCCATATCTTTGATTGAAATTAATAGAAGGATCTATTGTATTTATTATATCAACAAATCTATTAATTGAAATATCATTATATTGATTATCTGAAATTTCATAAACTATTACTAATGATGTATCAACATTTGAAAATAAGTTTAATAATATAATATTATTACTTATATCTTTAATTGTTTTGATATTTTCCTGTTTATAATCAATTGTTACTCCCGAGATTGTAATTATATAATTTGAATTTACTACTTCATAATTATCTATTAAAGTAAAATCAAAAATAATAGAACTTAACTCACGTAAAAATAAATCTGTATTTTTTAAATAATTAAATGCTTGATATGAAAAATCTTTATTATCTGAACCATTAAATTTTACAAAACTTATATCAGTTTCGTCTATATAATTAAAAGAAAAATCTATAGATGGTTTACTTTTATCTACTATATCTACTATTCTTAAAATATTAAATGAATTATCACACACATCTATTACCTTATAATTAAATACTAATGGTTCAATTTCATTTAAACCAATTGTTACTTTATTAAAACAATTATCGCTATTTAAATAACCATCATTTGTTAAAAATACATTACTTAATCCTATTTCATTAAAAGATATATCACCTTCTCCACTTATTGATAATGTAATTATACTACTCAAATCATTTCTTTCAAAATAATTATCACTTATTTCAAATTGATTAATTATAAAACTTAAATCATCAAATGTATTAAATACTGACAAACTAAAATCTATATTAAAACTAAATTCAAATTTATTATCAAATAAATTATCTTTTATTGCTACAAAATTTGAATCATTTGAACCATCTATATAATCTAACGTAGATAAATTAGGAAATCTAAAAAATGGATTACTTATATCTACTACTTCTATTAATCTTTTTATATTAATTGATTCTGTTTTACCTGTTTTTCTTACTTCATAAGTTAATTCATATATACCAATTGTAGTATTATCTAAGACTAAACCCCAAGAAATATCATAGCCCACCGGATCATCTGTTGTTTCTGTATAATTTGATGAAAAATTTCCTGAATAAGATCCATTTGTTGGAACATATGATTCCTCGCCAATATCACTTTCTATTAATAAACCAGATTCAACATATATAGAATTCACGGTGATTTTTTCTATACGAGAACCTAACAAAGAAATTATAGGTATATCTGTAAATGTTATATTTAAACATACATCATTACTTATATTACCACATAAATCTAATGCTGTATATTTAATATATGCCTCTGCTGCCCTAGTTGGATCAGTTGCATGAATATAATAACCATTATCATATGTTTGACTTATATTTGTTACTGGATATAAAACAAATGTTAAACTGCCATCATATATAGAATTGTCAGACAATTCTAATAATGGAGTATTTGTAGTTTCTAAAAATGAATCTCCTTTTTTAAAAAAAGATATATCAGTAAAAATATTAAAACTAAAATCTACTGAATATTTAAAATCATATAATAATGGATTTGGCGATTGAGTTAACACAGTTTCATTTACAAAATTTAAATCTACTCCTTGCGTATCTATAACATTTATTAAAAATGTTCTTGAAAAATCTAGTAATAAACTACTTGAATCTATTATATCACTTATATCATTAAATATAAAATCTTCATTATTTAGACCTTTAATATCTAGTTTCATTTCATAATAACCAATATATCGAGTATCTATATCATTTAAATTAAAAAAATCTATTTCATGAAAACTACCATCTATGGAAAAATTATTTGCAGAATCATTTATATCTGATATTGAAATAACAAATTGTGAATTTGTTATTTGAATTGTTGTATGTAAATTATAATTTCTATCAAAATCATTATAATTTTGACTTAAATCAATTATACTTAATGTATTATCTACCTTATTTATAGATAAACTATCTCCATCTAAAAATAATGATTTTATATTAGTTTGTAAAGGATCTATTAGAAAATCTCTATAAGAATCATTTATATTATCATTAATATGAATTAAATTTGCTATACTTAAAATTGGACTATTAAAATTACCATTTATTTGTAAAACATTTATATTAAACAGTCTTATACCCTTCTCATCTATATATTTTGTTGAATTTGAAATAAAGTTAAAATTAAAATTTGTTGATAAATAATAATTTCTTGAAAAATCTGTATCACCATCTTGAAATTTTAGTGGTTCATCTGTTAAATCTATATTTTCATATTTTATTATTTCATTTGAATAACTATTTCGTATAAGTTCACCATATATACTCGAAGAATCAAAATACTCTCCTATTATATTTATTTCAAATGGTAAATTTATTTTATTTCCAAAAATGTCATATACAAAAACATCCAAATTTTCATAAAAATTATAAAAAGGACTTATAGTATTTGTTGATATATCTATTGTATTTGTAAATGGGTTAGAATTATTAAATAATTGATAATTACCTGATATTTCTATATATGGACCTTTTTTAATTTCCACCAATCTATGTAACTGTATTATCGTTTTTTCATAATCTTCTGCAGTATAAGTAATTATGAAATGTGATAAACTATAATTTATTTGATGAATATTTGATAATACTGTTCCGTCTGGTAAAATTGTTTCAATCGGTTTTGTTGAAATTATTAAATTAGATAAATCATGATTATATCTATCTACTAGCACATATGGGATTATTGGTTCAATATATTCTTGATATAAATTTAAATAATAAATATTATCTACAACTGCTGAAAAATCAGTAGTAAAAGCTATATCTTTTTGATTAAATAATATAAATGATAAATCTCTATATGCTATATTATTTACATTATCTGGATCGGTACAAAATGATGTATAACAAAAATTATTAGATGGTTCATAATGGCTATTTAATGTTTGTAAATTTAAAATATGAATAGGTATATCTTGATTTTGAATTAATGTCCCGCTTGTATTATCTATTTTTATTCTAACCGTATTGAAATAATAATTATAAGTATTTAATGGTTCTCCTAATATTTGTACTCTTGAATCTGACTTATGAAGTATACCCGTAGTGTTTTCTTCGTCTACATAAATCGCATTACTAATATCATTATTTTTAATTGTAAATGGATAATTTGAATCTACATTAAAAATTATATAAGAACCATCATATAGACCATATTTTAAACTGTATAATAATTCACCTGATACATTAACCAATCCATGATTATTTAAATTAAACTCATAAAAAGATATATTATTTGAAGCATCTATTAATTTTGCTTCTGAAACAATATTTAAACATTCTTTTCTTTGATTAAATAAAATATTTACAAATTGTGAAACTTCTTCTACTATATAATCACATATACTATCATAAATAAATAAATTTACATTGTTTACTTGATTTATTCCATTTAATTCAAATGATTTTATAGATATCTTTGAACTATCATAATGCGTTGAATAACTTGAATCTATTGATATATTTATATCACCATAATAATATGATATATTACTTGCATCTACTAAAATACTTAATTCTCCACTTATATCATCTTGTTCTGCATCTACATAAAAAATTCTATTAGTGTCATTATTTGTATTTTTTGGAATTATAATATTAAAACTATCATCCAATTTCTGTAAACTTAAATCATCATAATTTAACTCGCTTAACGCTTCACCACTTAAGGCAAATGGATGATTACTACAAAAATCTTCAATAGCAATAAAAGTATATTTCATCGATCTCATAAAATAAAAATTATCTCCACTATTTGTTAATCCTGTTTCTATTAATGAACCTGAAATATTAAGTAAATTATAAGATTCATCATAAAATCTATAATAATTGTTATTATTAAAACTTAAATCACTTCCTTTTGATACATAAATATTTATTGCTTTTCCATAAGAAACATCATAATGTATCAAATTTGATATATCAACAATTTCGCTTATACCAGAAGCATCATAAAAACCAATTGGATGAGTTTTTGGTATGTTTTGAATTAAATAAATTTTATTTCCGCTTGTTTCATATAGACCATAATTTGTTGTTTTTAATATATCTTCGTCTAAAAAATCACCAATAATATTATCAACATTATTAAAAATATAATAATTATTTGAAATTTCAATTGAATTCTTAATATTTAAACAAATATTACTCATTAATAATATAGTTTATTAAAATTATACAATTTAAAAATAAAAATATTTTATTTTTACTAAAATTGATATTAAAAATATATTTAAAATGATATTATCATTACATTTATATGTCAAAAAACAATCTAGAACTTGCTAAGAAATATCAAAAAAAATCTGATAAACAACATGTATTAGATAATCCAGATACTTATATAGGTTCTATTGAAAATATTAATAATAATACTTACATATTTGATAATGAAAAAAATAAAATTATTGAAAAACCCATTAAATATGTTCCTGGACTATATAAACTTTTTGATGAAGGTATTGTTAATTGTAGAGATCATGCAATTAGAATGCAACAATTAATTGCTTCTAATGCAGAGGAAAAGAATTATCCCGTAACTAATATTAATATTACAGTTGATGACGATGGAACTATTACTTTATATAATGATGGAAATGGTATTGATGTTTCTATCCACCCAGAATATAAAATATGGATTCCTGAATTAATTTTTGGACATCTAAGAACCTCTACTAATTATGATAAAAATGAAAAAAAAATTGTTGGTGGAAAAAATGGATTTGGTTTTAAATTAGTTTTAATTTGGTCTACGTGGGGTAAAATTGAAACGGTCGACCATAAAACGGGTAAAAAATACGTTCAAGAATTTCATGATAATTTAAATGTAATTGATAAACCAATAATTACTAAATGTAAAACTAAACCTTATACTTCTGTTAGTTTTAAACCTGATTTTGAAAAACTTAAAATATCTGGCTTTGATAAAGACTTTAAATCTCTCATCTTAAGAAGAATTTATGATATTGCTGCTGTTACTGATAAATCTATTAAAGTTAAATTTAATTCTCAAGTACTCGAAGTCAAAAGTTTCTTAAATTATATTGATTTATATATTGGTAATAAAAGTGAAACTGAAAGAATATATGAACAATATAATGGAAGATGGGAATATGCTGTTTGTATTGCTCCCAATGAAGAATTTACTCATATTAGTTTTGTAAATGGAATTTTTACGTCTAAAGGTGGTAAACATGTTGATTATATTACAAATCAAATTATCCGAAAAATTACTACATTTATTAAAACTAAAAAACATATTGATGTTAAACCTGCGTCTATTAAAGAACAATTAATGATTTTTGTTAATTGCACTATTGAGAATCCTGCATTTGATAGTCAAACCAAAGATTATCTTAATACTGCTGTCAGTAATTTTGGTTCATCATGTGAAGTTTCTGATAAATTTATTGAAAAATTAGCTAAAATGGGAGTTATGTCAACTGCTTGTAGTATTACTGAAGTTAAAGAAAATAAAGCAGCCAAGAAAACTGATGGTGCTAAAGTTAAAAATATTCGTAATATTCCAAAATTAGTTGATGCTAATTTTGCTGGAACAGCCAAATCTAATGATTGTGTAATTATTTTATGTGAAGGAGATTCCGCTAAATCTGGAATTATTTCTGGTCTATCAAGAGAAGATAGAAATACTATTGGTGTTTATCCTATGAAAGGTAAAATGTTTAATATTAGAGGAGAAAGTGTATCAAAAATTTCCGATAATAAAGAAATTGCGGAAATTAAACAAATTCTTGGACTAGAACACGGTAAAGATTATACATCTGATGATATTAAAACTAAACTTAGATATGGAAAAATATTATTTATGACCGACCAAGATTTAGACGGTAGTCATATTAAAGGACTTGGTATTAATATGTTTGATAGTGAATGGAAATCTCTAATTGATATCCCCGAATTTATTGGTTATATGAATACACCCATTTTAAAAGCTTCAAAGGGTAAAGATATTATTGAATTTTATAATAATGGTGAATTTGAACATTGGAAATCTAATAATGATGTTTCTAAATGGTCTATTAAATATTATAAGGGTCTTGGAACTAGCACCAGTAAAGAATTTAAAGAATATTTTCAGAAAAAGAAAATAGTTAATTTTACAGCGACTGAAAAATGTTGTGATTTAATTGATATGGTATTTAATAAAAAAAGAGCTAATGATAGAAAAGAATGGTTATCAGTTTATGATAGAAATGCTTATCTTGATACTAGTAAAACATCAGTAACATATGAAGAATTTATTAATAATGATTTACGTCATTTCTCAAAATATGATAATGATCGTTCTATTCCTAATTTAACAGATGGTCTTAAAATTAGTTTAAGAAAAATCTTATATTCTGCTTTTAAAAAGAAACTTCATAATGAAATTAAAGTTGCACAATTTAGTGGTTATGTTTCAGAACATTCTGGATATCATCACGGCGAAGCGAGTTTAAACGGGGCAATTATTGGACTCGCCCAAAATTTTGTTGGAACTAATAATATTAATTTATTTAAACCTAAAGGCCAATTTGGAACTCGTCTTATGGGAGGTAAAGATGCTGCGTCTGAAAGATATATCTTTACACAATTATCTAAACTTACTCGTGCTATATATCCGGAAATTGATGATAAAATTTTAACATATTTACAAGACGATGGATATTTAGTTGAACCGATTTATTATGCTCCTATTATTCCAATGATTCTTGTTAATGGAACTAAAGGAATTGGAACCGGATTTAGTACTGACATTATGTCATATAATCCAATTCAAATTATTCAATATTTACAAAATATGCTAAAAAATGAAAAAGAATTTGGAATTATTGAACCTTATTATAAAAATTTTAAAGGTTCAATAATATCTTGTGATAGTCATAATAAAAAATATCTAATTAAAGGATCTTATGAAATTTTAGGTTCTGATAAAATTCGTATTTCTGAATTACCTATTGGAACTTGGACTCAAGATTATAAAGAATTTATTGAATCACTTTTGAATTCTAAAGATAAAAACTATATTAAAGATTATTCTGATATGTCTACTGAATCTAATGTTGAATTTATTATACAATTTTATCCTAATATTATTACAAAACTATTAATACAAAAACACGATTATGGTCTTGAAGGTATTGAAAAATATTTAAAATTATATACTACTCAAAGTACTACTAATATGCATCTATTTAACGAAAAAGAACAACTTAAAAAATATGATAGTATTTATCAAATTATTGAAGAATATTATAGTATTCGTCTTGAATATTATAATAAAAGAAAACTTTATCTAATTGATATACTATCTAAAGAATTAATTACTTTATCTAATAGGGCTAAATATATTAGAGGTAATTTAGATGATAAAATTGACCTTAGGAAAAAAACAAAAGAACAAATTAATAATTTACTTGTATCTATGAAATTTGATAAAGATTTAGAAAATGGAAATTTTAATTATCTTACTAAAATGCCAATGGATAGTGTTTCTCAAGAAAATATAGATAAATTAATGAAAGAACACAGTGATAAAGAATTAGAATTAAAAAAAATTAATAATTCTAAAATTCAAGATTTATGGTTACATGAATTAGAGAATTTGAAGAAACTTTATAATGAATTTATTCTTGAAGATAAAGAAGAATTTACTCAATTTAAAAAACCTAAAAAACACTGAACAAGCATGACCTCGTTAAAGCCTCTAAAACCAAGGTTTCAATTCTAATGTTTTATTAGTTTTATTTGAATATAATGGTGCGCTCATAGGAACATGCATTTTACTTGTATCCTCTTTATATTTTAAGTATGCTACTGCTTCATTAAATACTGAATTTACACAAAATCTTATTACATAATTATTTAATGCTTGAATTTGTTGTGGAATATTATTATCTAAATTTTTTGAATGTTGATAAAACATACTTCTCATTACTGTAACAATTTGATCCTCTGGTTGTAAATCTATTAATATTGATTCATTCGATTTATCATATACTCCTTTTCTTAATGCATTTTGAATTATTTGAATATTATTTTGCGAGAAATATGCATCTGATAAACGGGTTTTTTCAAACGTACCTGTTAAAACATTACTATAATCTGTTTTTGTGGTTAAAGGAATTTTATCCATCATTGAAAATTTAGTAGAAACATTTGGACCCATTATATTCACTCTACCATTTGCTGTATTATTCATTTTATAATTTTATAAAATATAATAATATTTTATTATTATATTTTATAATATATAATATGAATTCATTTCAAAAAACAATATTAACTATATCTGTTATTGTTTTAATTATTTCTCTTAGTATTGTAGGTTTGTTTTTAGCTAAATCTTTATTTGAGGACTCATATCCACCAATCATATCTGACTGTCCTGATTATTGGGACGTTTCATATAATATAAATGATGAAGTTATATGTAAAAATGTATCTACTATTAACAAAGGTAGGGGAGATATTCCTGGTGGAGAATGTAATGATTATCCTATTAATACATTTTTAATTAGTGGATCTCACGATGAAGATATATTATGTGAAAAATATAAATGGTCTAAAAAATGTGATATTGCTTGGGATGGAATTACTAATAATAATAAAGCCTGTGATTTAGGATATTATTAAATAAGTCTTTTTTTTAAAAACTATATAATATTATATTTTTTATAATATTATAATGAAGATTACAGAAAATATTGTTGAAATTTTAACTAGATATTTACTTACTATTAATAATTATAATCAATTCTTTTTTAAAAATATTTCTCTTTACAATAACACTAATATTATTAAAAATTTACACAGTAAAGGTGTCATGCTTATTCATAATATTTTTAATATTTCTTTACTTTATTTAGATTCTTTAGTTGATGTATATAATTTATGCGAAAAAGGATATATTTATTTTGTAGAATTTATTAATCAAATTAATATTACTAATTCTTCATATGAAACCAATTCATTTGAATTAACCTTAAAAGATGCCGTTATATTTAGTTATAAAAAAACTATTTTTACTTTTGATACTAATATAAAAACTTATATTTCAGAAATCAATAAATTCAAACTGGAAATTATTAATCAAACTATTTATATTATAAATAATTTATCTATTATAATTTTTACTGATATTTACCATTCTTATAATAATCTAAATAATTCGGAAAATGATTTCAATCAACTAATAAATTATTATACATTAAAGTTAACTAAACTTATTAAAAAAATATTAACCTATACAGATTTAATGTCTAAACAGCTTGAAATTAATAAAAACTATATTCATTATTTTTATAATATTAATTCTTTTATTAATTATATTTTTATCAATTATGAATTGGATAATAAAGAATTTTCTAAAAATATTATTATTTTTATAGAAAAATACATTACAAAAAAAATATTCCTCAAAAAAATTAATCTTTTATATTATTTCAATGATAACCCTTTAAATTTATTAGAAAAATATGAAAATATTCAACCCTTATTAAATTCATTATGTAAAAATTACTTAATATAAATCACTCTCTTTCTTGTTTTACATACATGTTTTTGCTCTTTTTGTAAACTTCTATCTATAATTTTTGTCATTATTTCTTTATATTCACTTATTAATATTGTTTTTACATATTCATATACTATTCTTAGCACATCTTCACTACATTTTCCTACTATTAAAATACTACCTGTTCTAAATATCATAAATGATACTTTTTGTATATCTTTATTTTTTTTTATATTACTATCTATATTTACAGTAGCACTTATATTTACTTTATTTAAATTATCATAATAATAAACACACTGAATACCCGGATAAGAACATGGATCATAACATGCGTTTATATGATACTTATATCTTAATATATTAAATAATTTCTCTCTATCTATATAAAAACCACAATTAAAATTTGAATTTATTAATACATTTTCTGTTTTATCATTTAAAATTTTAAACTCTACATTTGTTATATTACTTAATATATCTAATATTTTTACTAATACTATTTCTAATATTTTATCATTTTGAATACCTGGAATCTCTAATTTACCAGTATTAAATATTTTTACATGAATTTCTTTATATTTATCATTATAAAGAATTCTTAATGTTATTACAAAACAATTATAAAATGCACTTTTTTCTTTTGTTCGTGTATATATTATATCCTTTTTACATAATCCCACGCTTATTTTTCTAACATCTTTAAATTTAATTCTACCATTTGGATTATCTACATGAGTTATTATTTTTGATACATTATATGATTCATTTGATATTAATTCTTCTATTTCACTTAATTCTTCTTTTGTATTACACGATAACTTCATTTGTTTTTTTATTATTCCTTCCATTTGTTTATCATAATCTAGAATCTTAATTTTCCAAAATATTGAATATATATCTAATAAATCTATATTTAGATATATAATTTTTGTTTTTGTTGAAATATATATATCTGTACATTTAGGAATTGTATTTTCATTATTATCTAACTTAATATCACTTTTTATTACATTTAAATCTTCTTTATTCTCTAGAAAATTACTCCATTCCTCATCAATCAACATTTTTCTTTATATTATTTTTTATATTATTTTATCAATTATTTTTTAATTTATTTTAATATATTATTTTTTTAAAAAATTTTCTTTTTTATTATATAAAATGCTTTCTTTATTAACCGAACAGTTAGTTAATTTTGATTATGATACTCATAATCAAATTAATATCAAAAAATCTTATAATACCATTGAAAATAATATTGAAAAAAAATTATTCAAAAAATATGATTATCTTAATCAATGTAGTTTAATTATTCATACTTTTAATCCTTCTAAAAATTCGCCACCCAATGAATGGCAGTTTAGACTAATCAAACGAATTAATTCTCTCAATAGTTTTTCTAATCAAAACTAATCACTTCCTTTATTTTAAACAATAATATATATAATTCGTACATAAATCTTCATTCACTAAATTATGTATTATATATTCTAATTCTCCTATAATAGTACTATTCAATAAATCTAACTTATTATTTAACATAAATTCTATATATTTTTTTAATATTAAACTTTTACTTATTTTATACCGATTTTCTATTATATTCAAATTTTTATTGAAAACTTGTATATTTTCATTTTTATTTATATTTAACAAAATATTATATACACTATCATCCAATATATTTATTTTATTATACATATTTGATTGCATGAAATTTATCATACTTCTTATATCTGAATCATAACTATTTATTATATTTTTTATTGTTTTCTTAGTCATATTTATATTTTCTTCCTTATTTATCTTATTTAAATAATTAAATATATCACATTCAGGTAATTTATTAAATCTTACCTTTATAAATTCATATTTTAACGAATTATCTATTTTACTTATATAATTACAAATTAAACAATATCTTATATCTTTATTATATTCTTGAATTAAACATTTTAATGCCTGTTGTGCTATTCTTGTCATATAATCTACCTCGTCTAATATGACAAATTTTGTTCCTTTTGAAAATAAATTATCTGATATTACAAAATTATATATATTATTTCTTATTATATCTATTCCTCTCTCGTCTGAAGCATTCAAATGTATTACCAATGTCTTACTTTCTTCATTATTTTGTTTCTTAAACTTGTTTATTAAATTTATTATTGTAGTTGTCTTTCCTATTCCCGGTGGACCGTGCAATAATAAATTTGGAAAATGATTTCTACCTAATATATTTTTAAATAACTCTCTATTATTATTATCCAAAATTATATCATCAAATATATCTGGTCTATATTTTTCTACCCATGGAATTGAACTTTTATTCATCCTTAATTATATTAAAATTTTTAGTTTAATATAATTTTTTTTACTATTTATTTTATTTTTGAGAGATTTCATATTATTAATATATCTATCTATATATATATATGAAATATAATACACGCCTACAAACTAAAATACAAAATAAACAACTACTTACACAACAAAAACGACTTATTAGTCAACAACAAGAACGTTTTATACTTTTTGATAATTGGAAAAAGGGTCATGATATTCATCCTGATCAGTTAAAACATTTTTTTGGTAATAAAGTTGAAAATTTTAAAATTATTGAACCTATAACATTAGAAAAATTATCTCCCGAATCTGGATTTTTGCTTGGTAACCATATATTTCATACTAAAACTATTAAAAATTATATCATGACCCCCCATATAGAACGATTACTAGCACAGGGAATACCAGGTTCTCCGGATAAAGAAGAATTTATTATTACTTTACTTGGAACCGCTCCTATTAATCCTATTACTAGACAACCTATTAGTAAGTTTGATGCTGAAATTATGTATCATCAATTATATGAAGGCACCACGCTTTCTTATGGCGAACATATTAACCGAATTATACAAACTAGAAATATAACTAAAACAAATAGAAGCAAAGGAAAAACTAAAAAAAAACATAAACCTAAAAAATCTAAACCTAAAAAATCTAAACCTAAAAAATCTAAAAAAAATTTACTAGAAAAAAATACAAACGTGGAATGAGTTTTATTTTTTATTCAATTTTAAAATAATTTTGAGAGATTCGGTAATAATATATATACAAATAATATAAAATATTAATGAATAATTAATTATAAATAATGTCTACCGACACTCCTGCTTTTTTTATTCAACCACCAAAGAAGAAAGGGAGAAGACCAAAATCCTATTATGAAAATCTTAAATTATTAGAAGCAACTGATAATAGTAATAATTTAATTATTTATGCCGACAAAAAAAACGAGAATAATGAAACATCTGAACCCAAAATACATAAGAAGCGCGGAAGAAAACCAAAAGGAGGTAAGGTGGTAGAAGTAAAAAACATTTTAATAACTAATATACCTACCCCAAATATTATTTTACATTTAGCTTGCAAACTTGAAGATATAGAAAATATTGCTAATAATATTAAATATGAACCCAATATTAATAATATAGATAACTACGACATCGAAACTGATAATAAAAACTCACACCTCAAATTTAATTATATTAATTCTAATAATGATAATATTGAATCTTTTAATAACAAAGAAAACGAAACCGACAAAAATTTTAATATAGAAAAAAATGATACCGATAATATTATTTCAAATAATGATAATATTAATTTAAAAAAAACTATTTCTAGAAAATTAAAAGAACTTACTTTTAATCTTAAACATAATAATATTAATAATAAATCTTCATGTTTTTGGTGTACTTGTTCATTCGATAATGAACCTATTTATATACCTAAATATCAACTTAATTCAATTATGTATTGTTATGGATGTTTTTGCAGCCCTGAATGTGCCTGTTCATATTTAATGAATGATAATATAGATACTTCTGCCAAATTTGAAAGATATTATCTTTTAAATAATATTTATGGAAAAATATATAATTATAATAAAAATATTAAACCGGCTCCGTGTCCATATTATTTATTAAATAAATTTTATGGCACTCTTGATATTCAAGAATATAGAAAATTACTTGAAAATGAAAGACTATTACTAATTGTTGACAAACCTTTATCTCAAGTTTTACCTGAAATTTATGAAGAAAATGAAGATTTCTTAATTAGTGCTAAAATTGTTTCTAAATCAAGTACAAACAATAAAAATAATATCCTAAAAAAATAAAATAATTAATTTAAAATTGTTTTAAATCAATATAAAATTATAATTTCATATTATCTAACATGGAAAACCCCGAATTTGAAAAACTACTTGTAACTATTACAAATGATATTAATAGAACTCTTAAATCTAATCTTGGTTCTTATTTCAAATCTATCGATACTAATAATAAAGTTATAGATGTTCTTAAATCTTTACTATTTACTATGCCTGAATATGTTAATCTAAAAGAAGAACATAAACAACTTCAAAATGACTATAATGCATTAAAAGAAAAATATGAGAATTTTAACTCAAGTAATGTAAAAAATATTAAAATGAAAATTTCTGAAACATTTTCAAATCCCAAAGAAACTACTTTTATCAAAAATACTGATATTACAGAAAATAAAATAGTTTATGAAACCTCTATTATAGGTAATGAAGACGAAGACGAATACGAAGACGAATATGAAGACGAAGACGAAGACGAAGACGAAGAAATTACTAAAGCAGAAACAGAAGAAAAAAAAGTAGTAAAAGCAGAAGAATTAGAAGATGATCAAGAAGAGGAATGCGAAGAAGAAGAGGAAGAAGAAGAAGAGGAAGAAGAAGAAGAGGAAGAAGAAGAAGAAGAGGAACAGGAAGAGGAAACTA